CTTGCCCTCGCCGCTCTTCACCAGCTCCTTGTCCAGCTCCCGCAGGATCTTGAGGTTGCCGAAGTTGCCCTCCAGGTACTCCAGGAACTCCTTCTTGGAGTAGCCGGAGGAGCCACCGCCCCCACCGCCTCCACCCCCGCCGCCGCCACCGGAGCCACCACCGCCGCTGCCGCCGCCGTCACCACCGCCGCCGCCGCTGGTCGGCGGGCTGGTGCCGCCGGCCTTGCCGTACGACTTGGTGTCCAGCTTGATGCCGTTGAGTTCCGACACCCACCCTGCGTAGTGCAGCGACCCGCCGAAGTAGGACATCGGGACTTCGGCGATCTTGCCGTTGATGCCGGTCGAGATGACGTACGGCTTGCCGTTCTTGTAGCTGGACACAATGGCGGTATGGCCCGACGCGCTGTTGGTCCAGAACACCGTCGAGCCGACCGGGGGGGCCGACGTGTGCATCGCCCCGGCCCTCTTCGCCCTGGCCGCGCTGGTGTTCGCGTTGGGGGAGCTGGTGCCCTGCTGGTACACGCCGTTGGCCCGCGCCACGAAGATCAGGCACAGGCCGTTGAGCCACCGCTCGCCGAGGTGCTTGCGGGCGAAGTCCAGCGCCGAACCTCCGCTGCCGCTGGCGTGCGGCGTGTACGTGCTCGGCGGCGTGTACGCATGACCCACATGCTGCACGGGCTCTGGCCCGTAGCCGCCCCTGGAACCGCCACCATCGCCGGCATTCTGAGTCGCCATCGGTCAGCCCTCCTGTCCGGCGAGGATCCGCATCGCGTCCTCGAACATCGTGCCCACCGTGTAGGCGGTGCCCTCGCTCGAGCGGCGGATCTTCATCGCCAGCGCCGCCTGCGCATCCTCGGCAGACATGCCGTCGGTCGTGTCGGTCGTGGAGACGACGTTGTTCGGGTCGGTCTGGTCGGTGGTCGTGGTGCTCACCGTCGGGTTGGCCGCCAGCAGCTTGTTCATCACCCCACGCGCCTTGCGCATCTCGGCCTTCGTCGCCATCCGCCCCAACAACTGCATCGACAGCTGGTCGGCCGCCGCGTAGGCGGCCTCCCGGTTGATCGTCGCCGACGACGTGGAGCGGTGCGTGGTGATCGGGTTGACCGGGGCGTTCTCCCCGACCCCGGGCAGGATCGGCAGGCCGTTCGCGTCGAGGATCGGCTCACCGGAGGCGATGGCCTTCGCGACCTCCCTCGCGGTCACCGACTGCCCGGAGGCGATCCACTCGATGTACTGCTCGGGGGTCTTGGCCCAGTTCCCGCTGGCGACGGCCTTGCCGGCCGCCTCCCAGAGGTTCAGGTAGTCCTGGTAGGTGCCGTCCTTGCCGCTCACCTGCCCCGACGCGATCGCCCGCGACATCATCCACGTCTGGAAGTTGGGGTCCTCCCACTTCTCATAGAACTCCTGCATGTACTGGGAGGCAGCAACCGTGTGCGGGCGTGGGACCGGGGAGAACCCGCCGACGTAGTTGGTGCCGACGTTCCTGCTCGGCGGCCGGTACGTGCCGTACCGGGGGATCTGGGTGTTGGGCCAGGAATCACCGCTGCTGGCGGCGGTGGCACCGCTGCTCGCTCCTGCGAGCAGCCGCGCGGCGATCTGGGCCGGGGTTTCCATCTGAGCCATCAGAGAGCCGCCTTCACCGCGTCGTTGGGAAAGAACCGGCCCCACCACGTATTGAACTCAGGACTCTGCATCCGCAACGTGTCCACCGCTCCCTCATACCGCTCGCGCAGACCAGTGTTCTTGACGGCGCTCAGCTCCGAGGCGCCCCCGGCGAGGTTCGCCTCCTTGAGTAGCTGCTCGGCTGCACCCCGCAGCGCGAGGAATATCTGCATCGACCTGACCAGCGGGTCATTGCCATGTTCGGCCATGAACTGGGGGCTGTTCAACACGGTGTTGAACGCCGCCGCCCGCGAGTTGTACTTCTCGGTGTTGAACGTGCCGTGGTCGGTCAGCCAGTCGGTATTGCCCTGGTCGATAGCGATGCTCTCGACGACCCCCTTCTTCACGGCAGCCATCGTCTCCCGGTACTGCTTGCTCAGCGGGTCCACGCCACCCATCGTCAGCTGGGCCTCGGCCGCATCCACCGCCTTGCGGTAGTAGTCCCAGCCGGTGCGGATGTGCGCCTCCTTCACCTGCTCGTTCGGGTCTCCCTGGGTGCGGAACGGGGTGCCGGTCGTGCCCGACGCCCCATGGTTCTGCTGCCACTGGTAGGAGGCTTGGGAGAACTCGGCGTCCAGCGGGATGTCGTAGTTCATCAGCCACCCGGCGACGTCCTTGTTGCCGGTCCGGTCCGCCTCCAGCACCTGGCCGCTGTACTTCCGGGCGTTCGCCACCGCCTGCGCGTTGGCGCGCACCCCGGTCGGGTTCCTGCTCAGCGACTCGACGAGCAGGCCAGCGTCGGGGAACTCGGTGAAGAACCGCGTCTCGCCCTCGTCCTGGCCGTACTTCTCCTGGTAGTCGTGCAGCTTGCCGGCGTACCAGTCGCGCTCGTTCGTGTACGACACGGCGACCGGTGCCGTCAGTGACGTCACCACCGCCAGCAGCGTCATCGACTGGGCCATCTTCTTGGCGTCATCGCCGGTCGGCATCGGCCCCTGCCGGCCACCCTTCTCCCAACGGTCGACCATGATCAGGTTGGCCTTGGACACCCGGTTGGCGAACAGCTGCCCGTCGTTGGTGATCTGCATCGCCTTCTTCATCGCCGACGGCAGGAAGATGTCGGTGTAGGTCTCCGGTAGCCCGTAGGGGACCGCCCACTTCAGGTACTGCTCGGCGCTCGGCTGATGCTTCATCAGCATCACCATCGGCACCAGGGTCAGCGGACCCATGCCCGGGTTCAGCGGCTGGCCCTGAGTGAGGACGTCGAACGACTTCAACGGGATCTGGACCTGCGTGCCGAGCACCTTGGCCGCCTGGCCCATCTTGCCGGGCAGTGGTGGGGTCGGCAGGACCAGCAGCTCCTTGCCGGTCCACTCGTGCAGGTGCTCGATCGGGGTGCCGTTCTCGTCGACGACCAGCGCGCTCTGGCTCGCCTTGCTCAGGTAGTTGGCGTACCGCAGCGGGATCATCGGGTCGGCGCCGATGAACCCGGTCCACCGCTGCAGCACGTTCTCGTAGGCGGCGACGAACGGGAACATGGTCCGCACGGCGGCGTTGCCGCTGACCGTGGAGCGGCGGTTGATCGTGAACAGCGTCTTCTCGACGGTGCGCTCCGCGCGCCGCCGGGCGGTGTCGGTGAGCTTGTTCATCTCGTCGGGTGTCATCCGGCCAACCTCCGGGCCGGCCTCCAGACCCTGCTCGGCGGCCCGCGCCCGCTTGCCCTCCTCGGCGATGGCGAGCAGGTTGCGCCGCTCCTGGTGGAAGGCGGTGGCGAACATTGGGCTGCGGGCGACCGACGACTCGGGGATCGACCCGAGCACCCTCATCAACTTGCCCTGCCCGTACCCGATCCTCTGCCAGGTGCTGCGCGCGTCGGCGGCCTCCTTCGACGTCGGGACCAGCAGCCCGTCGAGGTCGACCAGCGGCTGGTCGCGGGAGGAGATGCGCAGCAGATCCTCGGTGACGTCGTCACCGGCCAGGAACGCGTCGCGGATCGGCCCGGGGGGCAGGTACAGGTCCACCGCCGACATCAGCGACGCCACCGACTTCTCGATGTTCTCCGGTTTGGCGAGGTCGGCCTGCTGCTCCAGGGCGGGGCGGACCCCCGGCCGCTCGGCGATGTCGGAGATGCCGAGGCTGTGCGCCCACTGGTAGCCCTCCGGGGTCTTGGTGGCCCAGTCGTAGATTTCGTCGAACGTCTTGCCGCTGATCGCCTGCTCGACGACCGGGTCCATGATGTGAGACTCGGTGTCGCGGAAGTGCCGGTTCAGGATGTTGGCCCACGCCTCGAAGTAGCGGGGGTTCTCTGGCTTCACCACCTTGTTGGCCATCGCCCCGGTGGCCATCTGGGCGCGGTACGAGTCCCCGGCGGTCATCGCGTAGGTGGTGTCCGGGCTGATCCGGGTCTCGTAGAACCCGCCGAGGTGGCCGCCGAAGGCGTCCGCCTGCTGGCCGTAGTCGACACCAGCGCGGGACCGCATCTCGTGGGTTCCCTGCTGGAACCCACGGCCACGAGACGCCAGCGGGGCGGTGAGCTGCACCCACTCCCGGGCGTTCTCGCGGTGCGCGGACAGATAGTCGATCTGGTCGAGCAGCGCCGCCCTGCGGTCGGCCAGCGCCTGGGCGAAGTCCTGCACCCCGCCGGCCAGCATCGCGTCGGTGAGCTCCTTGTCGTAGTCCAGGTTGATCGGCAGCGGAGTCTGCCTGCCCTTGTTGCGGGCCACCTTCGCCTGCCGACGCTCCTTGGCCACCTTCACCGGGTTCATCGACAGCGGGGCCAGATGTTCGGTGACGTCGGCGGCCTTCGCCTCGGCGGCGTACCGCTTCATCCGGTTCGCAACGACCTGCTTCGCAGCGCCCCGGCCGATGGCCCGCTGGTTGACGATCACCTGCTGGCCCCGCCACTGCGGGCCGTCGGGCAGCACGATCCGGCCGTACCCCTTGTTCCACGCGGCGTCGGACAGGCTCTGGATGGCACCTTGGTCGCCGGCCTTCGCCCTGTTCACCAGGGCAGCGTCGAACTCAGGCGGGGCGGCGCCCTTGGCCAGGTCCAGCGTCTCGCCGTACGAGGTGACCTCGTGGGCGCCGCCCCTCACCGGGGCGTTGGCCTGGGCCAGCGTCCGCGACGGCGTCGTGGACAGGTACCGGCTCTTCGACGGCTTCCATGAGGCGGGCTGGCCGAACACGTTCACCACGTCGTTGGCGTGGTGGGTGGTCTCGCGGGCCGCCAGATTGACGCGGATCGCGTCCAGTTTGGCGGCCTTGGCCGGGTCGGTCCTGGCCAGCCGGGCGATCAGCCTCGGCGACAGCGCGTCCATCACCTGCTGGCTTGAAGCCTCGGTGGCGCGCAGCGCCCCCTCCCACGACTGGATGTGGGTGCTGATCGCCTCCGGGTCACGCGCCAGCCCGCCGGCTATGCCGATGTGGTCGATCGCCCTCGGCGCGGCGAGCGTGGTCGCCTGCAGCCAGGTCTTCATCCGCTCCGGGCCGACCTCGCCGATGATGTTGCCGAGGTTGCCCGAGGCGGCGATCGACATCCCCGCCTCGGCGAGGTTGCGCATCGTGTACCCGAGGCGGATCAGGACGCTGACCTTCCAGGTCCCCATCAGGGCGTCCATGCCGGTGGTGGTGCCCTCCATCGCCTGCAGCGCCTTCAGCCGCAGACCCTCGGTGTCGTCCTTCTGGATCGCCCGGTCGAAGGCCCGGTAGTCGTACAGCGGCACCGAGTTGGGGGTGGCCCGCTGCAGCGCCGGGTACTTCAGGATGCCGGTGCCGCCCTCGTCGAGGGCGACCGTCAGGAAGCCCTTCTCGCCGATCTCTACCTGGATCTTCTTCGACTTCGCCAGCAGCGTCTCGGTCGCCGCCCGGCGGGCCGCCGGCTCCAGCTCCGGGTGCCGGATCTTCATCAGCTCGTTGACGATGTAGTCGTTCAGGGCGGCGGCCACCGCCCCCCGCTCGGACTCCGGGTTGGCCAGGGTGCTGGCCCGGAACCAGCGGTCGGCCAGCTGGGTGGCCATCGGCGGTCCCTCGATGCCGGTCTCGTCGTCGATGTGCGGGCGGGTCATCGACCCGTTGGTGAGCCGGTCTCCCTGGCGGATCGCCGCGTCGATCTCCTCGAACGCGTTCGCACTGCCCGGCTCCACCAGCCCGGACGGCTTCTCGATGTACCACGTCGTCGGGTGGTAGCGGTGCGGCTTGTACCGGCTGACGACCGGGTCCTCGCTGTAGCGGGCGGTCTTACGCGCGGCGCCGCCGATGCCGTACTTGCCGACGCCGACACCGCTGAACGCCACCTTCTCGAACACCCGGTTGGTCGTCGGTGCGTTGCTCAGCACCCCGGTCGGGGACTGGCTCATCTTGTAGATGCCCTGCGAGAACGCCAGCTCCCGCTCGAGGGCCGCCGAGTTCTCCGCGTCGGCCTTGGCCACGATCTCCTTGATGATCCCCTGCGTCTTCGGCCCGAGCAGCAGGTCGTCGGGGGACTGCAGCATCTCCACGAGCAGCGGGTCGTGGCCGATGTACTTCGACACGTAGTAGCCGACATCCACACCATGCGCGGCGGACAGCCGGGCCAACGCCTCCTCGGCCCCCTCCGAGGTCGGGCGCAGCGCCAGGCCGAACAGGTCCTTCATCCGCTCCGGGTCGTTGATCTGGGAGGTGAGGTAGGCCAGCGTGTCCGGGTCGTCAGCGCCCAGCTTCACGTCCTCGATGTACTGCCGGGCCACCTTCGTGTCGGTGATCTCGGCGAGCCGCCGCATCACCGGATCCATCTTCCCTTCCTGCAGCAGCTCGTTGGCCCGGTCCACCGACATGACGCCCTTGGCCCGCGACCACGCCGTCTGCGCCCTGCCGATGTCGTCGACCAGCTTCGGGGCGCGCAGCCCGGTGGTGATCGCCTTCGTCGGGCCGCCGACGTAGTTCAGCGGGTCCAGCATGATCGCGCCGACGAAGTCGATGGAGCCGGTGTGCCAGTTCACATCGCGCTTGAGCACCTCGCCGGTCTCCGGGTCGATCATCGGCTTGCCTGTGATCGGGTCGGTCGAGACCGGGTTCAGGGAGTCCTTGAACGCGTCGATGTTGTGGATCGGGTCGACAAACACGCCCGTCTGGTCGGTGCGCGAGCCCGCCTTGGCCTCCTCCTCGATGGCGGCCTGCGACTGACCGAGCGACAGTTCGTCGCGGGCGCCCCACGCGTACTTCAGGTACTCGCCGAGGGACTCGTCGCCCCTCTTGGCGACCGGGGCGGCCAGCATCAGGTTCAGGCCGACCGCCGTGTCATCGATGTACGGCTGGTACACGTCGCGGTTCCACCACTCAGCGGCCACCACCACTGGGTGCAGGATCGTCGCGGCCGGCTTCAGCACCGCGTGCGCCACCCGGTTGCCGAACACTGCATTCCAGCCGGTCCGCATCCAGCTCGGGAACGGGCTGCCGCCGTCGACCGCAGGGGAGGTGGCGTCAGCGACCTCGGGGGCGAGGTCGCTGATCGCCGTCGCCCCCCCGCCCGCGCCCGACATCTGCCCGGCGTTGCCGGCAACGCGGTTGGCCCACCAGCCCTCCTCCTCGCCGCTCACAGCTTGGCCTGCAGGTAGATGACCAGCGCCCGCAGATCAGGCGTCGCATCCCGCCGCTCGGCGACCTTCATCAGGTACGGCAGCGCCTCCATCAGCTTCTTCATCTGCGGCGGCGCCGGCTCGCCGCCGGTGGCCAACACCTCAGGACCGGCGCCCTCGCCGAACGGCTGGCCCTGGGTCAGCGGCCGATCCGTGGGGTCGAACATCCCGGCCCTGGGCTGCTGCAGCATGGCCAGGTCACCCTGGGGGACCGCGCCGGTACCGGCCGCCGCCATCGGGGCGGCGCCCTGCTGGGTCATCAGCTCCTGACCCTCGCCGTACGGCTGGTCGCTGACGTAGCGGGCAGCCTGGGACGCCGGGCCGCCGTCCGTGCGCTGACTCATCGCACCCGGGCCTGAGGCCGGGGCGGGATTGGCCGGCCTGCGGTATCCGCCACTAGCCATCGGTTCCTCCTAGGCGACCCGGGTCGCCTTGCAGACAAAGCGGGTGACATGGGTGCCCGGCGGCATCAGGATGCGGAACGCGAGCTTCCCGCCACCGGAGATCGTGTGCCCCTGGATGGGGGTGCGCCAACGCATCCACACCCCGTACATCTTGTGCGCCGCGTCGGCCTGGTTGTGGCCGGTGCTGTCCTCCTTGGACAGCCCCTCCCAGCCCAGGCGCACCAGCTCGCACTCCGCGTCGGCGGCCTTGGCCGGCATCCGCACCTGCATCGTGCAGGCGTACTCGCCGCCCTTGGGGATCACGATCGTCGCCGCCGTGTACCACTTGCCGCCGACGACGGTGACCGGCTTGGTCACCGGTGTCTTGTGCATGACGGTCTTGCCCTGGACGCCGGAATGCACGAGCGTCGGGCCGGGCTTCGATGCTGCCACCTTGGCTGCCTCCAACTTTCTGACGGTCTCGACCGAGTGCTGCTCGGGTCGCGGAAGGGTGTCCCTGTGCTTGCTGGCCAGACCGTTGAGGCCCTTGTCGTAGGCCGCGACCTGAGACTTGGCCCCGGCGGACAGACCGGGCTCGTCACGAATCACGGCGTGCAGGTGGGGTCCACCTGCCGAGGCGGGCCAGCCATAGGCGGGCGTTCGCAGCCAGGCGCAGCCGTTGCGCCGTCGCAGCTCGACGACCAGCTTCACCTGCTGGTCCGAGGAGAGACCGGCGATCGACAGGTCCGCCACCCCGCCCGCGTCGTGGGTTCCCGCCGACGCCGCCACGCCCCGGTTGTAGGACCCCTGGATCACCTTCGCCGAGGTGCTCGGGATCCCCGCCGCCCGGCGGGCGTCGACCAGCAGACCGGCCAGGCGGGGCGTGATCCGGCCCTTGTCGACCGTGATGAGGGTGACCATCACTCATCCTCTGGCTCGAGCGGGGGTTCCGGGGGCAGCATCTGGACCGGCGGCAGACCTTCTGGCGGGGGCAGCATCTGAACCTGCGGGACGTTGCCGCCGTGGAACAGCGAGGTGACCGAACCGGCCAACGCGCCCACACCGGCGGCAGCGATCGTCCAGCTCTCATCGTTGCTGGTGGCCATGCCACCGGCGATCGCGAACAGGGTGAGCATCGTCAGAGCGGCGATCAGCGCCGCCGGTGGTGGCAGCCGAACGGTGAACGCGAGGACCAGCGCCATCACGATGGCGGCCACCAGGACCACGACACCGGCGAAGACGAGCAGCTCGGGATTGCCCTCGAGGTCCATCAACATCACCTCCTCCTATATCGCCATCCGCCGAGAAGTGGTCGCCGACAGTTGCGGCTGCCCACCTCGGCCGATCCCGGCCAGCAAGGTCTGAAGGTCAGGCTGGCCGCCCGGGGCCATCCCGGCCTGGCCGGGGGCCACCCCCGGCATCAGTCCCTCCGGGCCCAGCCCGCCACCACCGGGTGCTGCACCTGGGGCGCCGGGCAGGCCGGGGGGTGCCTGCTCGGCGCCCGCAGGCGGCTCTTCGGGGGCGAACGCCTCGGAGATGGACTTCTCGATGCTCACGCCCTTCACCCGGTCGGTGATGATCGCCGCCATCCGGGTCAGGATCTGGGAAGGATCCTGCCCCTGCTGCGCCAGCGCGGGCAGTGCCTGGGAGTAGGCGGCCACTGCCTGCTTCAGCGCCTCGCGGAGGTCCTCGATGTCGACCTTCGCCTCCTCCTCGCCGGCGTCGATGGAGAACGGCAGCTGGCGGCGGAAGAAGTCTCGGGAGATCAGCCGGTCGCCACGGGCCTGCAGCCCGAAGACCAGCGCCTGGTTCGGGTTCAGCCCGGCCATCAGGCCGTACTGCACGTCGACCGAGTAGATGCCCTTGATGTCCTTGCTCGGCGTGTACGTCAGCGAGTAGGGGGTGCCGTTCGCGTTGCCCTCGACCTGCTTGGTCCGGTTGGGCCACACCTTCTCGTCGAGCTCGAGGCAGCGGGCCAGCAGCACCCGGAACCCGTCGGCGAAGATCGTCTGCGCCGTCTTCACCTGGGTGTCGAACCCGCCCATCAGGGCCTGCACCCCGCGACCGGTGACGATCGAGGCATCGGTGTTGCCGGTTCGCACATCCGGGTAGCGGGCACCCTGGCGCAGTTCCATGTCGAGGTCGCGCTGCTGCAGGAACGCCGACTGCGGAACATCGAGGCCGATCCGGCGGATCCGCTCCGGGGACGACGACTTGAGGATCGAGTCCGGGCCGATCGACAGCTCCTGCACGTCCATCGGCAGCGCGATCGGGGCCTGCACCGCCTTCTGCGCCGCCTCCATCGTCAGCAGCGCGAACCGCGCCTTCGCCACCTGCACCGCCAGCACGTCGTCGTACTGGCCGTACTCCTCGTCGGCCAGGCCCGGCCTGCTGAAGACGTGGGCGCACACCTTGCCGATCGGGTTGGGCACCAGCCGCACCATCTGCCCGTCGCCGACGTTGGCGAACACCCCGTCGTAGTGGCAGTCGTGGAAGATGACCAGCTCCACCGTGCCGCCCTCGCCGAACCCGTGGTTGCGGCGGTCCAGCAGACCACCCAGCTCGGGGAACTTCGCCAGGGCGTCGTCGCGGGTGTAGGTCTTCACCTGGTACAGCCGCTTCACGTTGCCCCACGAGTCGCGGCGCGTGTACGTGCCCATCGAGTCGAGGAACTGGATCCGCAGCCCCTGGTTCTCGGTGTCCAGGCGGACGATCGCGGGCACGAACCCGTAGGAGAAGTACCGGTCGACCGCCGTGAACATCTGGATCTGCAGTCGCGAGTTCTCCGCGTACGCGTTCACGATCTTCGTCCGCTTGTCAGCGGCCGCCCGAGCCCGGTCGGAGATCCCCATGCTGCTCGAGCAGTTGAACGCCGGCAGCGGGGCGGTCACCTCGGCGATGTCGCGGGCCGCGATGTCGACCATGTTCGCCACCATCGGCTCCGAGAACGCGCCGTCGTCGGGGAACATGTCGGGATAGACCATCCGCAGCCCGCCCGGGGTGCGCACCGTGGAAATCTTCTGCATCCGGGCGTCCCGGGCGCCCGTCTCGCCGCGCAGCCGGTGCAGATCGGCGCGCAGCTCGGCAAGGTTCATGTGACCATCCATGCTCACATCGCACTCCACATCGACTGGGCTTCCACGGCAGTAAGGCGGACCTGGCGGTTGCGGTCATTCCTGGTCAGGAACGGGTTCCTCGCGTGGGACCGGGTGAATGCGCTCAACGCCTCAACCCGCTGCTGGCACGCCAGTTCGGCGAACCACAGGCTCATCACGGTATCCGTTCGCAGACCCTTGGGCGCCTTAGGCGCCCAGGTGGACAACTGCTCGACCAGCGCCTTGATGCCCTCACTCAACGTGGGGGAGGGCAGCTCGATCAGGTTGTCGCCCTCCTTCCACCCCCGGAACAGCCCCGACATGGCCGCCACCCCGAAATCGGGATCATGCTTCGACGATCCGGACGTGTAGGTGGCGCGGATCACCGCACCCCGGGAGCGCATGAAGTCGTTGATCTCCCGGTCGAAGGCCAGGAACCCCTGGAAGCCGTTGCGCTCGATCACCCATTCACAGATCCCGAACCGCTCGGTCAGGTCGTACATCATCTCCCGCAGCGCATCGGGACTGAGGTTCGGGCGGTTCTTCACCTCCAGGACGTACCGCCTGTAGTTGGTGGGGTCCAAAGCCACCACCGTGGCGGCCGTGAACCCGGTCGTCGCCGGGTCCAGGCCGGCGACCACGATCAGGCCGTCCATCCCGCCCTCGCGGTTCTTGGCGCCCGGCCTGCCTACCGGCATCAGGCCCGGGTTCCGCGTGTGGTTGATGCAGCCACGGATGTCGACCGGGGGGAACACCGTGTCCTGGGCCACCTGCTGCTGCTGGTACACCCGAGCCCACACCTGCGGGCTGACCCGGGCCCGCTTCTTCGCCAGCCGGATCCCGTCCCACTTCGGGTACAGCCCGTTGGCGTCGGGGGCGAGGTTGCGGTCCCCCTGATCGGCGACGTTCGTGTGCGGCCACAGCGTCTCCCACCCCTCCGGGGTGGTGTCGCGGTAGTCCAGCACCGCCGGCATCGACAGGTAGGTCCACGGAGACTGGTCATCCGGGTACCGCTCCGGGTTGCGCAGCTCCAGGTACAGGTCGTTCTGCGCCAGGCGGGTCCCAACGACGAGCAGCGACCCGTTCGCGGTGATGCGGCTGACCACCTCCGACTGGATCCAGTCGATCTGCCGGTCCCAGTCCAGGTAGTTCGTCATGTCGACGCAGTCGTCCATGATGATCAGATCAGCGCGGGCACCGTAGAGGTGCCCACGGATCCCGAGCGCCTGCACCGTCGGGTCCTTCTGCTCCACGTCACGACCACCGACGTAGATCATGTCGGCGGTCCACGCATCGGAGTGCCCCTCGAACCCGCCGTCGGGGGCGTACGCCTGGATCAGCTTCGCGTACTTCGGGGACGTCAGCCTGCTCTTGATGGCCAGCAGCATCTTCTTGGCCATCGTCTGGCTCTTGGAGACGATCACCACCCGGACGCTGGGATCCATGCAGATCCGGTACGTGACGTAGTTGATGGTGATGCTGGTGCTCTTGCTGTGTTCTGGTGGGCAGTTGGCGATCATCAGATCCTGCGCACCCGCCTCATAGGACATCGCCGGGTGCAGCCAGGCCGGTTTCCGGCCCTCGATCATGTCCACCATGTTCATCATGTGGGGAAAGACCTTCTGCCCCAGGTAATGCTCAGAGAACTCGGGGAACGAATACAGCATCGGATCGTGCGCCGCGTAGTCCCACGTCGCAGCGATCCGCGCCTGCTCGGCCAGCGGCAACCCCGACGACATCCCCGAGCGCACCCGGATCGCGTCGATCTCGTTCTTCCACTCCGGGAACGCCTCGCGCATCTGCCGGTACCAGGAGTACGAGTAGCCGGTCTTCTCCCGAGCTTCGGTAACCCCGATCCCAGACAGCAGCCCCCGGATGATCGAGTCCCGCGCCTCCTGCGGACCCATCCGATCCGAACGTACGGTTCCAGCCCTACTCCGACGGGCTCTTTCGGGGCCTGTACGGCCCCGATTCGCCTTCCTCGACTGGCGCTCATCAGCCCCCTTACGGGGCGCCTGCACCGTGTCCGTCACGGGTTCAGGGTCGCCTACCGAACTCGGGACCTCAACAACGGGTGAATCGCGGGTCTGGCGGGTACCGGTGACAGCCCTGCCAGGGCCTCGCGCGCGTCACTTGGGTAACGACACTAGGACCACCCAGCACCAACACCACCCAGTGCAGCCAGCCCCGCGACGTCGACGACGGCAGGAGTCGTCGAGGTCGCGGTGTCAAGATCATCGAGGCGGAGCGATCAGCGACGATCCGCCGAGATGAAGCATGGAGTCGGCATGGAAGACGATCCGCAGCGATCGGCTTTCATGCGCGCGCGGCACTTGGCTTAAAGCATGTGTGCGCGTCGCGACGCGCACATACCTCTCGGCGAACTGCTTTTCAGTTGGGCGCCCCTGTCTGAGGGGCGCCACTCGCTGCTGGCGCGCGAGGCCACGAGCATAGCAGTCAAGACCTAAAAAGTACGCCCGAATACGGCGTGTCTCGGCGTGTCGCATGACACGCGCTCGGGCGTGTCGCGAACCGCGCCATGGCCCCCGAACCGTCACGTACAGCATGGTGCATGCTTGACGGCACCACACCACAGCACCGGGGGACCCATGCAAGCCACGCGCTACCACCTCTGCGACATCTGCGCCGGCATCATCCACATCGGCCAGGACTTCAGCTACGTACGGCCGAAGGGCGGCCCAGTCGGCAAGCGCCACGCCAGCTGCCCCAGCCCCAAGCCGGCCAAGCGGCTCAGCACGCACGTATTCGTGTCCCGATACCCCAGCCTCTGCCGCCGCTGCGGCCAGCACGTCGAGCCTGGCGACGTCGTGCGCATGGACGGCCTCGTCAGCCACCTCTCCTGCCCCTGACCGGCCCATATGCAGCAAATTGGGGATGGACTCACACACACACAGGGCCGGCCCCTCGTTTAAACACCCTGGGGTCAAGCACGAGCGAGAGTTGGTCCGCCGGCCAGGTCGTGTGAGCTAGTCGGCCGACCATGCTGGGGCAGGGGGCGGGATGGTCCCCCGGATGGCAGCGGATGCCCCCCCTAGATGTGGACTGCAGCCATAGGGCGAGGGTGGGAGAGCAGTAGGCGAGGCAGCGCGGCTGTCAGGGCTGCCTTGACGCGTTGACTGTGAGCCCGCAGCTCACACGCTGCTCACTGCACACACGCTGCCCACACGTAGGGGAGACAGCCGCACTACCGTCAAGGTTCGCCGACAGCGAACATAGCGGCATGGCCTTGACACATGCATGGTTCACGTTGCATGGTTATGCCATCGCCAGCCGCTAGGGCAGGCCGAAGGGTAGGGGACACGATGATCGACTACGTGATCGACGTACTGACTGAGGATGACGGGGAATGGAACATGCTCGCGGCTGTGCTGGCCGTGGCGTTCTGGACTGCCGTGGCCACGGGAACCGTGGCTTTCGCACTGTGGGCGAGCGCCAACTACTCCGGCAACGTGGCGGGGTTCTGATATGACCACGGAAGAATGGCGAGCAGTGTGGCGCCGCACCACCGCCCCCGTGTGGGGCATGTGTGAGACATGTTGTGATGACGCGTCGCTCACGGAATGCCCGTACGAAGCGGAGTTGATGGTCTGCGCGGACTGCCTCTCGCACATTGAGAGCGAGTACGAAGCACATCTGATCTACGACCTCTGACCCACTTTGTTCGCGCTCGGTGTCACATGCACCGAGCGCGCGGCATGGCTCACCTAGCCACGGGATCACCACTCCCGACCAACTACCTAAGGGGACAAGATGAAAGCCACGGATGCATGCGTCTACCGGGGGCCTAGCGCCATCGATGGCTCACCTATCCGCGTGATCGTGACGGGCGTGGCACGCCCGTCACAGAATCGGAAGACCGGTGCCATGGCACAGGTCTGGATCCTCGCCGATGGCACGGGCGCGGGCACCGCGATGGATGCCATGCGGTCCGGCCGTGATGCGGCCGTGTGCGGTGCCTGCCCGCTGGCAGGCACACGCGGCGACGATGGCGCTCGCACGGGCCGTGCGTGCTACGTGAACGTCGGGCAGGCGCCCAACAGCGTGACGCGCGGCGACGCGCGTGGCACGTACGTGGACATGACTCCAGAGGATGCGGGGATCATGCTCGCTGGTCGGTCCGTGCGCCTTGGCGCCTACGGTGATCCGGCAGCCGCACCGTATGCCGTGATGGCCGCGCTGGTCGCACATGCGGATAACTGGACTGGCTACACGCACCAGTGGCGCACCGCAGCGCGTGACTGGTCTGGCCTGCTCATGGCCAGCGTCGAGACATTGCAGGACCGCGACGAAGCGCACGCGCTCGGCTACCGGACGTTCCGCGTCACCGCCCCTGACGCGCCCATGGCGGCCCGTGAGGTTGAATGTGCCGCCACGCGTGACCGGAACCCACTGCAGTGCATCGCGTGTGGCATGTGCGCCGGGACCAAGCTTGGCAGCCGGCCTGGCCGGGTCGACGTTGTGATCGCGGCGCACGGATCCGGCGCCAAGTACGTCTCCGCGTGAAGGTTGCCCGTGCCCCACGGCCCTAGGGCCGTGGGCATCGGGGAGCATTCACGCTCCACCACTCACCACAGGCGCGCGGGAGCGCGCCAGATAGGGGACAGGATCATGGGCAAGAGACGACAGCCGGAACCCGGGACCGTGGCCACGGTCGCACGCATCCCTGACTGTGACATGTGTCGCGTACGCCCCGCGTACGTCGACGGGCGTACTCAATTCGGGCCGTGGGCGTACATGTGCCGGGAGTGCGGCTGTAGTCGAGGAGCGTCGCGCGTGAACCGCCGGGATCAGAACGTCGTCGTCGGCGTGATTGGGTGGACCGTCGCGGCATGGATGGCGTACTTCGTGCTCCTGACGTGGCTCGCATGAGCGCCACGGAGCGCGCCGCGCTGGAGCAGCTCGCCGAGCACGCGCTACCGGAGGATGCGCCAGGCGCGTGGATCCGGGCCGCGATCGCGGCCATGCTGGCCGAGGACAGCAGCGTGGCCGAGCGCGCTAGTTGGCTGCGATGAGCGTGCGGGAGCGCGCGGTCGATGTCGGCATCGCGCTCTATGCGATGTTCTTGATGGCCGTCGTCCTCGCCATCCCCTGGGCCGCGTGGACCCTGCTGGAGTACGCCATGGGCTGGGCCTGGTTCCAGGCCCTGATGATGGCGCTGGGCGGCTAGGTGTCGAGCCGCCGCTGACTCGACTTGCGCTTCGCCTGCGGCATCGGGATGGCGCTCTTCCGCTTGGGGGCGGGCCTGGCGGGCAGGCGCGTCTCCTTGGGCCCACCGGGCATGTACCGCCTAGCGATGTTGCCCTTGACCTTGATGGGCTTCGGCTTCGGCTTCTTGTAGCCGCCCGAAGTCCCGCCTGACGAGCCACCATTCATGACAGCCATCAGCGGTAGGAGCCGCCGGGCCGGGTCTGCTTCTTGGGCCTGGCCGGCAGCACCGGCCCCTTCGGCTTGGCCTTGGCCTTGGCCTTGGGGGGCTTGTATCCGCCCTTGGATCCACCTGACGAACCACCATTCATGACAGCCATGCAGGAATTGTCGCGCGCCTGTCTCCTCGATGCACACACGTCGAGGGGGCAGGCGCGTGTCAATGCGCGTGGTCACTACGTCAAGTGACACTGTCACGCTACGATTGCCCGCATGGAGGACGTGACGTGACTGACAAGATCCTGGAGCTCCCGCTCGAGGAGGTGGCGCTGCTCGCCTCGCTGGGCAAGTCGCGTGACCGCGCGCCGCTGCGCGCGCGGATGGTCGAGCTGCACCAGGCCGGCTACTCGTACACGGCCATCGCCGAGGGTGTCGGGGTGACCAGGCAGCGGGTCCACCAGATCGTGTCCGCCGAGCGCGCTGGGCCGTCGCAGGTGCAGCCGCGCCGCAAGGCGCGCAAGCCGGTGCCGCCGGCCATCGCCGAGACCCTGGTCTGGGCGTGGACGGCCAGCGCGTCGCGCCGAGGGTCCACGGTCGAGGGCACGCTGCCAGCGGCAGCGCACCGCGTGCTCATCGACACGATCACCGACCTGATGCGCGACAAGGTCACCCTGGCCGCTGTCGCCGAGGTGCTCGGCGTCGAGGAGGGCACGGTGCGTGGCCGGGTGCTGCGTGCGGGTGTCACCCGCAAGGCGGTGCGTGCCGAGGATGCAGCGTGAACCATGGCTGAAGTGAAGATCGACGAGCCCAAGAAGCCCGAGGGGCCGGTGCTGGACCGGCGGCAGCCGGTCGACATCATCCGCGAGGCCGTGTTCAACGAGGTGATCTACGGCCTGGGCGTCCTCCACGCGGCCTCGAAGGCGGGCGACTACCCCGGCGTCAGGGGCATCCTGTTCGCCCTGGACTACGTCCAGGCCATGAAGGATGCGGAAGCCTGATGTCTAGGCCGGGGTGGCACGAGCAGGCCGCGTGCCTGCCCGGGTCCACCTTCTGGGGCAGGCCGGTGGACCCGGAGTGGTGGTTCCCGCGCTCCGAGCACGGCACCCAGTTGGGCAAGCGGGTCTGTGAGACCTGCCCGGTGATCTCCCAGTGCCTCGGCGATGCGCTGCGCATCGAGGTGTCCGGTATCTGGGGTGGCACCGACGAGATCGAGCGGTACGGCCACCTCGTGACCCACAAGCCTCGAGCGGTACGGCGGCGTACCGCGTGATCGGCCCGACAGCCGTGGTGGTGTGCGCGGTGCTCGTGATCTGGGCCGCGTGGGCGTACATCCGCCGCGACGCCGAGCGCGAGGCTCGGCTGCGTCGGGAGTTCATCGAGCGTGAGATGCGGCAGAAGTACCGGCGGTGGCACCCACCGCCACCGCACGGGCCAGACGACGACCAGGACTTCCTCGACTCGCTAGGGGGGCACAAGTGACACCCAAGGGAACCAACCTGCGGCCAGATACGCCGCAGGAGATCATCGACTTCGTCGCACTCATCATCCCCAAGGACGACGGATGGTCCAGGGGGTGGCTGTGCCAGCGGCTCACCGACCCGGACGATGGCGACCGGCTGTACATGCGGCTCAAGGCTTGCCGTGCGCTCCAAGAGGCAGGGGAAGACTGGACGAAGTATCGAGGGCTGGGCTGGTGACCACGCACACGAGTCACGAGGGCGAGCTGTTCATCAAGATCAGCGGCGACGACCCGGACGGGCGGGTCCGGGTGGGCCTGCGCTCCCCCGAGTTGTGCATCTCCCAGGTGATCTCCTGGGAGGACGCCGCCGCGTTCGCGACCAACCTCCTGCACGCATCCAAGGCTGCCGCCTTCGAGGCTGGGCACACCTGGCAGGACGTCCTCGAGGCGGCGCTGAGCCGTGGCTTCGACAGGCCGCAGTGATGTGGGGCGAACTGCTGGCGGTGCTGCTGGGCGCGGTGGTCGGCGCGCTCACCGCCGTGGCGGTCTTCGTGGTGTTCTACACGGTGCTGGCATGAGCCGGGCGAAGCAGGCCGGCACTCTCGCCGAGAGCGCGGTGGTCCGTCACCTGATCGCCAACGGGATGCAGCAGGTGACCCGACGACCGCTGACCGGGTCGTCGGACACCGGCGACATCTGGGTGGAGGGCGGGGCGATCATCATCGAGGTCAAGTCGCGCAACCGGGTGCACTCCTGGCTCGAGGTCGAGGCGTGGATGGACGAGTTGGACCGCGAGGTCGTGAACGCTGACCTGATCGGCGCGAAGTCGCTGATCGGCGCGCTGGTCGTGAAGCGGCTGGGCTCGGGGATCCGCAGCGTCGGGGACTGGCACGTCTATCTGCGCCCCGACGACGCCTCCTACCTGCTGTCCGGGGTGAGCACCCCGGGCAAGGAGGGCTGGCTGGCGACCACGGTCGACCAGTTCGCCGACTGGGCCGAGTACCGGCTGTTCCACCGAGGGCCCTATGGCCGCCTCGGTTAGGCGTGCGGTGCGGCAGATGGCGCTGGCCATGGCCGCACTGACGATGCGGTTCCTGGCCGCATGGGACAACCACCAAATACGTCAGATGCACCATCACCACGAAGGAGACGAAGATGAGTAAGACGTACTGGGCCGCCTCGGTGGCCACGCTCACCCTGGCCGTGGCCACCGGCCTCGGCGACCTGGAGCCGTGGCTGCACCGCCCGATCGCGGCACTGGTCTACCTGCTGGTGGCGGTGGCGGTGTGGGTGGTGGCCCGCGAGGTAGTGGCCGCCTGCCGGCGGCCACTGGCCCCGCCCTCGTCGTCGCAGTTCCGGCACCCCTCCTCGAGGCCGATGGAGGCGGGTGAATGATCGCCGCGCTGCTGATGTGCTGGTTCGTGTCGGTGGCGCTGGTGGTGCCCCTGGCCATCAGCGCCCTCGCCGACATCCTCGACGCGTACGAGGAGGGGCTGTGAACGACAGCGATGACCTGCTCAAGGCGCTCGCCGCCATGGGGTGCGGCGCACTGATCGCCATCGCGATGGTGTTCGCAGGACTGGAGCTGCTGCTGTGATGAGCAACCACGACCCGTTGTGCCCGACGCCCACCTACGGCTACCGCTGCCCGCGATGCGACTTCATCGCCAAGGTTCGCGCCGACGAGCGGTGGAGTTGGACGATGTCTCGCGCGGCTGAGGCATCCATCTTGGACGACCTGCGCGCCAAGGTGGAGGCGCTACCCGCCACCCGCTGGCGGGGTAGCGCCTCGGTCTACCGCGCCGACGTGCTAGCCATAATCGACGGGGGCAGCGATGCATGATCCGCTGTGTCCGGTGGATCCGCCACGGATGGATGACGGCTACTGCTTCTGGTGTGAGGTGATCGCCAAGGCCCGCGCCGACGAACGGTGGAGTTGGACGATATCTCGCGCGGCTGAGGCATCCATCTTGGACGAACTGCGCGCCCGGGTGGAGGCGCTGCCCACGGAGTACGACTCGGCCGTGGAGGATTACGTCAGCCGCGCCGACGTGCTCGCGCTGCTCGACGGGGGCAGCGATGGCTGACCGCGACGAGTTGATCGAGGCCGGGGCGCAGGCTTTGTACCCAATGACGGGTCGCACCGATCCTCGGCACGTCGGGGACTACGAGCACACGACAGCGGCGGCCGTGGTCGACGCGGTGGAGCCGCTGATCCGCGCCGACGAGCGGGAGTGGCCTGTCGCGTTGGCCGACGGATGGACTGCCGAGGCGGCCCGGTATCGCGGTTACGCCGAGGGGTCATCGAACCCAGCCATGCACCGGTCTGTCGCTCAGACGCTGGAACAGTGCGCGGACGCGGTTCGCGCAGCGGGTGCGGGAATACCGGAAGGCTCCCGTCTTGAGGCAGGCACAGAGACCTCCGTGCAGCCGGACGCCATAGGGCCGGACACCCGCTCGTGGGCCGCCCTGCGCGCCAAGGTGTTGGCGCTGCCCAAGCATCGGTTCATCCACAGCAGTGGCCGGGTTCAGTGGGTGCGTCTCGATGACGTGCTGGCGCTGCTCGAGGAGAGCCCCGATGAGTGAGAAGAAGTGGGCCAGCACCGCCCCGATGCGGGCGGGGATGGTGTCGGTGTGCCCCAAGTGCTTCGCCTACGTGATGGACCGCAAGGCGCACCTCAAGTGGCACCGCAAGCAGGAGCCCACCCGTGGCCGACCGCGCTGAGTACACCATGCACACCATCGAGGTCAGCCACGTCGCCAGGCCCGAGGGGTCGCGGCGGGAGAACCCGCCGCACCTGCACGACCTGCGGGAGTTCGTCGACGCCTGCGAGGGGCTGCCCGACGACGCCGTGGTGCGGGTCACCAGAGGGGCGTCCGCCGACGGCGGGCGCTACGCCCTGACCCTCACCCTCAGGCTGGTCGAGCCGGTGGACCTGCCCGAGGTCACCGAGGAGGACGACAGCGACGAGTACCAGTCGTGGCTGCGCAGGTTCAGCTCCGGGTTCTCCCGGTCTGGCGACGACTGATGGACTGGCCCGTCCTGGTCTGGGTGCTGTACCTGACGGCGGGCCTGTGCTTCATCCTGCTGAGCAGCCTGCTGGCGATGTGGATCAACGACCGCAACATCAAGCGGGTGCTGAAACGTGCGGAGAGGAAGAATGCTTTGACCATGGACCAACGCTCCGAAGCCATCATCCACGCCCACGATCCGTACTGCCCTGCGTTCACCACCGACCAGCCGGTCGCCGGCTGTGAGGTGTGCGAGCTGATCGCCCAGGTGCGCGCCGACGAGCGGCACTTGATCGCCGACACCTGGGCGGCGAGTCTGTACTGGAAGGGGAAAGGAGAGCCGAAGTGACCATCCGCGACGCGCTCGCCATCGCCACACTCATCATCGTCGTGTGGCTGCTCGTGCTCGAGTACATCTAACAGGAGGAATCCCAATGGCATACGAGACCGTCGCCGACGCCCAGGCCGAGCAGACCCGCAAGCTGCAGGACGACTTCGACAAGGAGCAGCGGGCGCTGGCCGAAGAGGTCACCAAGGCGTACGAGGCAGACCGCGAGGACGCGCTGGGCCGCAAGGTCAACCCGGAGCCTGCGCCCAAGTCCAAGAAGTAGCGGTGCTCAACGTCGTCATCAGTGTTCTGCTGGTCGTGCTGCTGGTTGTCGTGATCCTCAGCCTGGTCTGAGATGCACGGCCTGCACATGACGGTCGGCTGGGCACTGGTCACGCTGACCATCCTGCTGACCGCCGCCGGTGCGGCCGTGTACGCCACCGGCCACGTCGGCTGGGCGCAGCTCGCCTGGGTGGCGGCGTCAGGCACAGCGGGCGGCAGCGTGGCCCTGTTCATCCAGAACTGGCACGACCGCGACGTCGACGAGATCCACTACTGGCACCGCCGCCCGCCGAAGCGCCCGCCAGGCGGAACACCCGGGTAACAGCGAGGGCCCCGGTCACCACAACCGGGGCCCTCCTTGCTGCACCAGGGGCGGCGACGGGGACAGGTGCCGCCGACCCTTGGCAGAAGAGTAGCGTCAACCCGGCTCCTCGTCACGATCGTCGAAGTCGAACGCCGGGGAGTAGATCGGCACCGCACCCGACTGCACCATCGTCCCCACGCCGAACCCGATGCCGGCGTAGCCGGCCTCGAGGTACTTCGCGGCGGCTGCCCGGGTGACGAACGGGCCGTGCAGCGAGGGCGCCCGACCCTCCGGCTGCACGCCCGCCACCCACAACCGCTCCCGCTCGCGGCGCTCGTTGATGGCCCGCACGATGTCGCGGGCCATCGCCAGCGGGTCGTAGTCGGTGTCGTAGCGGGGGTCCTCGAGGATCTCCACGACCATCCGCACCTCGTGCGGGGACAGGTTGCGCTTCACACGTCCAGCCTCTCCCTGACACTTTCGACACCCTGCGAAAGGCACAGTGACGACACGTCATGGCCATCCGGTAGGTGTAACACCACCGCGTTATCGAGCACCTTCGCCAGCTTCGCGCCGAACATGTGGCCGGCGTCGTCGCCGTCGCACGGGATGATCACCCGGTCGAAGTCCGCGAACAGCCGAGCCCAGAAGGGCTGCCACGCGTTCACCCCCGGCACCCCGACCGCCGGGATGCCGACCGCCCCATCGCACATCACCGCGTCCAGCTCCCCCTCGCACACGGCCACCGTGGTGCGGCCCCGCGCCAGCGCGCCCACGTTGTACATCGTGGGCGTCGCACCCGGGCGGTTCAGGTACTTGGCGCCGCTGTCGTCGAGCGCCCGGAAGCGGATGTCGACCACGCCGAGGCCGGTGAGGTAGGGGATCGCCAACCTGCCGTGAAAATTTTCGTGACCGGGCATCGGACGTGCGACCAGGCCGAGGCGGTACTGCGCGGCCAGCCCGGGGGTGATGCCCCGGGCCGCCAGGTACGGCAGGGCATCGTCGATGTCCTGGGCGTACCGGGTGGCCGCCGATGTTAGGGAAGTTATCTGGGCTTCGGTGAGCGGCTTGATCACGCCTGCCTCCGACGCAGTCGGGGCGGCACGTAGGATCCCCCTCGACTGCGTGGGGAAGCGCGGTGCAGCGACAGGCCCGGGTGGCCGGCCAGCTCGGTAGCCCGGGCGTCGGCCTCCCGGGCCGACAGCCGCTCCTGCTGCATCAGCAGGGTCACCGCGTTGCCCTTCGCCTGGCAGGCGAGGCAGGCGAAGGAGTCCAGCTCCTCGTTGTACGAGGCGGACGCGTGGTCATCCTCGTGGAAGCAGCACTTCATTGGCCGCCACCGGTCGCCGTAGCCAGTCGGCACGTCGGCGCCGTAGTGCTCGAGGATCGCGGCCATGCGGGCGGTGTCCTCACTCATGGCCCACCAGCAACTGGCGCCCGAGGTGTTCGGTGTAGGCCGGCGGGATGGCCTGCGACATCTCTCGGCGGGTCATCCAGTCGATGCCCATCAGCGCGCGCGCCTCGGCGGCGTTGGCGCTGACGCCCTTGGCGTTGCTCTTGGTGCCCCCGCCGTGGCCGTACACGCCAAGGATGCGCCTGCCACGACAGGCGCATGGGGGCGCCGTCAGGGGTTCGCTCGACGCGAACCGTCGGTGCCGGCGCAACACGTAACCGTCGGTCTCGCAGCCGAACGACGCCCCGCACAGGACGAGCGCGTCAGGCATCGCGGCCCGCTCGACGTTCTCGATGATCCAGGGAAGCCCGGAGCGTTCGAGGCGGTCGCGGGTCGCGCTGAGCATCCATGCCGTGCCATGGCCGGTTCGGAACGACCCGAGCGCACTGTGGGCGTGGCACGGCGGCGATGCGTGGATCACGTCGAACCCGTCGAGCGGCCACACCATCGCGTCGCCCTGATGGCACACGAACGGGTAGTGCGGCTGCGGGCTGATGTCGACGCCAACCACCTCGAACCCCGCCTGGTGGTAGCCCATCGCGGCGCCTCCCGCGCCGCAGTACAGGTCCAAGAGCCTCGGACGACACGGTGCATGTGACACCGACGGCGAAGAGAGAGCGGCCGTCACCGCAGCCCCTCGCCCAGCTCGCCCTTGATCACGTCCAGCTGGCTCATCCACACCCGCAGGTCCGCGTCGCTGGGGTCTATCCGTAGGCTCATCGCGTCCATCAGGTACCACATGGAGTGGTACGCCTTGTCGTAGGCCAGGTCACGAGGACTCATCGGAGTCCTCCGACATCTCGGGGATCACCAGCGTCACCTTGTAGCCGGTGCCCCGCAGCCGCCAGCGCAGGTCATCCATGAACTCCTCGCGCAGCGTCTCGATGTCGTCGGCGACACCGTCCATCGTCATGGTGGCGTGCGCGGTGTAGCTGGAGCCGTTGGCTCTGAACTCGATCACGATCTCAGGCTTGGTCAGCATGCCTACCTCTTGTCTCGGGGGTCGGTGAGCGTCATCGACCCGGCGTCGAAGGTGAACTGGATCGCGGTCTTCCCCGACGCGTCGGCTGGGCCCGTCCTGTTCTTGACGGGGGCGACCCAGAGGGATGCGCCCTCCGGTTGGTACGCGATGGTCAGGACCAGGGCAGGCGTCTGGCTGACTTTCCATTGGATGGCCGAGCGGGGAGGACAGGGCTCCGACTTCGCGATCGGACTCTCCGAAACATGGTGGAGCACCACAACGCAGGTGTTGTAGTGCCTCGCGAACAGACTCAAGTCCTTCATGAGGGCGCGCAGCCCGCCGCCCTCGTCCCCATCCCCGGCGCTGACGTCCACCAAGTTGTCGACGATCAGCAGGTGGGGAGCCTCCCCCTTCAGCGTCACGTACGCGTCGAGTTCCGCCTCGACGTCCTCCACGGAGGGTGCCGAGTCGAAGGTCCAGCGGATGTGACGGGCCGCCTCCTCGAGCTGCCCGTCACACCAGTCCGGGTAGTCCCGCAGCCACGTCTCGACCTCGTCCTGATCCTTGCCGTACCGATTGGCGAGGATGCGGATCGCCTGGGTGTGCGCCGTCGAGTCAGCCGACATGTAGAGGGTGCTGACTCGACAGCGCAGCGCGAGGACCAGCGCCACCGAGGACTTGCCGGCGCCGGGAACCCCGGCGATCATGCAGACCCCGCCGCGCCGGAAGTGCACGCCCGCTGCGGCGAGGCTGGGGAAGGGCGACGGCAGCATGAGGCCGCCGCCCTCCCCTCTACGTATTGCCCTGGCGATGGACCTCATTGCTCATGCCGACTTCCAGCTTCGGCCGTGGATGACGTACTGGATCGAAGTCCTGTGGACTCCGAACTCCCTGCCCAGGGCGTGTGCCCCGTCCGTCCTGCTGAACGGGACATACCGCCTCCGAATCTCCCTGACGTCCTCGGCAGTAAGGCGGGACAGGTGATGCGTCGCCCCCCTGCGCTGGCGGCCCTTGGTCACCATGTCCGCCATGTTGTCCGCATGGGTCCCGAGGAACAGGTGCTCAGGGTTCACGCAACGCCGGTTGTCGCAGTGATGGCAGACGAGCAGGCCGTCTGGGATCGGGCCGAAGCACTCTTCCCAGATGTGCCGGTGCGCTACCCGATTCACTCCCCGAAGGTCGAAGCGGCAGTAGCCGCTTCGATCAGGGACGGAGTGCCATTCGATGCAGCCATCCATGGCCTAGGCTGCGTCTTGCCGCCAAGAACACTGCTGGTCACGCGGCAGACTGCATGCCAGGAATGAGCGATAAGGCTTTCCTGTCTTGCTGATACCTCCGGGGACCACCTTGGCGGGCAGGCCGTGTCCCGAGCACACCGGGCCGGGCTGCTGCCCCTGTTGCGGCACGGACTGAAGGGGCTGGCCGTACGGCTGCTGCCACTGACTGGGCGCCGCCCCTCCGCTCGCGCCGGGGAACGGCGGCGCTGCAGAAGCAACCGGTGGCGAGACCGGGAGCGAAGGGGCGGCGGTCTGGGAGAACCCTGGTGGTGCCTGCGGTGCGGCCAGCGGCATGGCGTCGGCGATCGTCCCGCTCGCCGACAGCGCCTGCTCGGTGGCCAGGATCTGGCCTGCGTTCTCCTGCACCCAGGCCAACTGCCCGAGGATCTCCTGGGAGTGCTCGCCACGGCAGTTGATGAGTGTGCCGCTGGGGGTCTTCACCGAGATTTGCAGCTTCCACGATGCGTCGTTCGTCATTCGTTCGTCCCTTCGATTGGTGTTGATGAGCATGGTGCATGTTGCGTCAGAACGGGGGTAGATCCTTCGCCGACGTGTGGATGCCGCGCGGCTTCATGATCCGCTTGGCCCGGACCTCCCGGGCCAGCTCGGCCCGGCGCCAGCCCTCGGCGAGGTCCACCTCGAGCAGCCGGTCACCGGACCCGTCGCGGCTGATCTGGATGATCAGCCCCACGGTCTGGTCGACGTGCTCGAGCAGGCCCAGGTCGCGGGTGCCGTCCGGGTTGTAGTGCGTGCCCCGGGCGTACGCCGCCATCTGGATGGCGGCAGCACTGACGTTGTTGTGCTGGTGCGGGCTGGTCTTGATGTCCATCACGACCAGCCTCCCATCGGGCAGCAGGCCGAGGCGGTCATATGACCCGGCGAGCAGCCACTCGTCGTGGACCACGAAGCCCTCGCAGGCCAGCATCTCGATGTCCTTGGTGATCTCCACGTACCGGTCGAGGGCTGCCATCAGATCATCGGGGATGGTGCCGTCATCGGGGAACATGTAGGACTCGGCGTCGAACCACTCGGCCAGGCCGTGCAGGGCGGTGCCCCATCGACTGGCCTCGTTGCCGCCGCCCGCGTCGCGGGCCTCCTCGATCCACGAGGAGTAGTCGCCCAGCTTCCAGTCGCGCTGCCAGCGGGCGCCTGCCTCCGAGGATTCCCAGACGGGCTGCTCGGCGATGTGCATCAGGTCGGCGAGGATGTGCGGGCGACGGGTCAGGCCGCGCATCAGGATCTGGGACTTCCACTCCGACAGCCCGCTGCCGTCGTCGAGTGCCTTGGCGAACGTGGAGACGCGGGTGTAGGTGCGGACCTTGCCGTCGGGGCAGAGGATCTTGGGTCGACCGAAGTGGTCGCGGGGGATCGGGACGCGCTCGTCGTCGACGTCCTGCGGCTCGGTGGTCACGCGCTGGCCGGGCGGTGGAACAGCCACGCGTAGAAGCCGTCGGCCTCCGCGTAGTCCCAGTCGGCGTGGTCGAGGGGGGTCTGTGGCTCCAGGCCGTGGGCCTCGAGGACGGCCAGCCAGTCCTTCTCGGACGGGTCGATCACCGTCGAGATGAGGATGACGGACTCCTCGTCATCCAGTCCGGACAGCCCGAGCATGTCCCCATGTCTGGTCAGATTCATGCCTGACCCCTGTGGTGTAGGTGCATGCGGTGCACCGTAGCAACGTCACATGCCCTTGACAACCCTGCTGTCTACGCGGCGTGTCTACCCGTGGTTGCGGGGTTCCGGCGGGATCGGCGGCGGGTTCAGCCAGACCCGCCGACGGCGGATCGGGACCTCGCTCGGGTCACCGTCCTCGCGGTCCACGTAGAGGAATCCGCTCGGGCTGTCGGGGTCGTAGGCCACGACCAGCCCCTCGTCGGCGAGCCGCGCCAGCCATGCGTCGAGGCGCTCGATCTCCGATGGCTTCAGCGATCCGCCCTGGTTGCGCCGGCCCAGCAGGCGCAGCATCCGGACCGGGTAGGCGCGCAGGTGCTCGGGGCGCACCCGCCAGGGAACCTCGTCGTGGTAGCGCGGCACGTCCCTTACCCCCAGCCCCTCCCGCATCATCGCAGCGGCGATTCCGCTGCGAGTGACGGTCACTCCTGTCTGCTCGTAGACCCGCTGCACCATCTGCCCCTGGGTCAGCCCTTCGTCCAGCCAGGCCTCGAGCTGCTGCTTGCCTGGGATCACTCTTGTGGCCATGCCACGCACAGTGTCACTACCATGCCGCACTGTCAATAGATCCAACGGGGTGTTGACAAGTGATCTCTAACGCATCAGATTGGACCCTGCATCGTCGCAGGTCGTGTCCGGAGGGGGACTTGAACCCCAGCCAAGATCAAGGCTCTCTCCGCATGAACCCGCAGGTGTATGGTGCATGTTGCATCAGGGACGTAATGAGCATGCAGGGACAGGAGTGACACCATGGCTACATCCATCCATTTGACAGAGGCTCGCGATCGTTACGTCAGGCACTTGCGGGCCAGAGGGCTAAGCGAACGCACCGTGAAGAACCACAGCCAGGCCGTCGGACAGGCCACCGCCCTGTGGGGAGACCTCATGCTGACCTCGATCACAGCCGCGCACATCGACTCGCTGTTCAGCCACTACGGCTGGAAGCCCACCACCCGGAACCTCTACCTCACCTACCTGCAGGGCTTCTTCGCCTGGGCCAGGGCGCACCGCTGGATGCCGAAGGATGCATGTCCCACCGAGGGGTGGCGCGCGGTGCGCGTTCCGAAGGTGCGGCGTACCAGGGTCACGCTGCACGAGTTCCCCGCGCTGCTCGACTCGGCGACCCACCCGAGGGACCGGGCCGTGCTCGCCGTGGGGCTGTTCACCTTCATGCGCGGCGGGGAGATGAGCACCCTGCGCGTCGACGACCTGGACCTCGACGAGAACCTACTCAACATCTACCGGCACAAGACCCAGCAGGCCGACACCCTCCCGGTGAGCAGCGAGCTGCACGCCGAGATGGTCCGCTGGCTCAACTGGTACCGCGCCGACCAGGGCGCGCTGCGCCCCAACTGGTACCTGCTGCCAGCGAAGAATCCGAACCACACGTACTACGATCCAGCCACTAGACAGATAGCCGTGGACCTCACCAAGCACGCCTCGCTGCGGCCCACCACCCTGCTGGCGCGGCCGTACTCGGTGGTCCAGCGGGCGCTCGCGGCCCTCGGCTACGACACCTACCAGGAAGGCCAGCACACGTTGCGGCGCAGCGGCGCAAGGGCGCTGGCCGACACACTGCGCGAGCAGGGATACGACTCGGCACTCATGCGAGTCGCCTCTATGCTCGGGCACTCGAACAGCAGGATCACCGAGCAGTACATCGGGTGGGACCTCGAGCGGGAACGGCGCAACGAGGACATCGCCGGCAAGCCGATGTTCCCCACCCTCACCACAGGAACGGTCACCGAGTTGAGGAAGGCATCCAATGGGTAGCAGGACTCTGGTCTACTGCGACATGTGCGGCGCGGATCTCGACGGCCCACGCAAGCTGATCGTGTCCCACCCCTCAGTGAAGTCCTGGGAGGTGGACCTGTGCGACGCCTGCTACGACCAGTACTACTCGTGGCAGGGGCGCCGCGAGGCGACGCCCACCATCAAGACGGCAGGCCGCCCGCAGGTGCGGCTGCACCGCACCGTGCTGCCGCCGCAGCCCGGCGCTACACCGCAAGCAGCGTCAGGATGATCGTGCCGCCCATCCCGGTGAACGACCGGGATGGCGGCGTCGTGGTCGTGAACGACACCTTGTCGATCAGGCAGCGCAGCGTGTCGCCGGTGCGGTGGTCGGTCACCCCGACCGCCAGCCCGGAGGACTCCAGGCCCTCCAGATCCGCCAGCATGTCGCGGGCCCAGCCCTCGTAGCCGACCACGTTGTTGTTGCGGTCAGACACCCGGTCGAAGCACAGCAGCGGGTACTGCAGGTACCGGGTCCGCCGGGGCGCGGGCAGCGCGCGCAGCCCCAGGCTCAGCAGCCTCGGGCTGCCCGCCGCCGTCCCGTCACCGGTCAGCGTGATCCGGTGACGCAGGCTCGACGCCGCCGGCAGCGCCGCCGAGTCCAGCGCCAGCCCGGAGTCCGAGATCGGCACCTGCAGCGCCACCCCGGTGGTCGGCGCCCAGCCCTTCCCGGCGTCGGCCTCCAGGTACACCGTGCCGGCGCCAGCCGCCTCCACCGCGAAGCTCAGCCACGCCTTGCGCTCGGCGGTGGAGAACGACACCTGCCCGGAGTCCAGCCAGCCGATCGTCGAGTAGGCGTCGTCGGAGCGGTACAGCGAGCCACCCGTCGACGACGGCCCGCAGACGTACCAGAGGCGCCCCGCCCCGTACGTCACGCTCCACGTCTGACCCGACGTCGAGGTCGCCCCCGGCTCGTACAGGTCCGCCGCGTACGGGAACCGGCTCGCGGCCGAGTCGCCGAAGTTGCCGCGCAGGTTCACCGGGGCGCTCAGGTCCACCCGGTACAGCCCCGGTCGGCGGGTGGTGATGTCCGGGGAGATCCGCTCGGTACCGGAGGCGGCGTACAGGTACTGGCCGTCGCCGACCATGTCGTTGCAGCCACCCTCCATCGGGATGGTCACCGGCCCGATGGGCAGCGCCGACGGCTCCGAGCAGTCCGCGATCCGCAGTCCTTTTGTAGTGCCTATCGCCAAATACCGGCTCAGATAGCCGTATAGAACGAGGCCCCGCTCACCCCGAGGCAAGGTGGCCACCTCGACCGGCGCCGACAGGGCACCGTCGTCGCCGGTGCTCAGCATGAAGATCGACGTGAACGCCCCCACCACCATCACGTACACCGCCGCCGCGCCCTGGTCGATGTCGACCACGGTGCCGCCACGGAAGGTGATCGGGGTGGTGGGCAGCGTCGGCGGGGCCAGGTTGGTCACCTCGTGCAGGTTCTTCCCAGCCCCCACCCACAGCCGGTCCTTGGCCCACGACAGGGCCGTCACCTGCGAGCCGGGCACCGCCAGCGCACCCTCCCCGCCACCGGCGAGCAGGCCGTACTCGACGCCCGTGTTCGACGCGGCGAACCACGTCGTGTCGTTGGCGGTCAGCGGCCCGGAGATCGACGTCTTCGCGCTCAGCACCGTCGGCGACCCGGTGTCGGCGTACCTGCGCACCCCCGTCGCCGAGGTCACCACCACCCCGCTGGCGGTGCCCAGGGCGCGCCTGGCCCCGGTGTCGCGCAGCACAGAGGTGTGGATCATGCCCAACTCGCCCGGGGTCCACGGGTCCACCCCACCACCGTCGGCGTACCGGAACCGAGCCTCCTCCGCAGAGCCCTCCAGCGGCTCGGCGTACGCCTGCCCGGCGCCCAGGTGCCACGACGTCTGCCCGCGCAGCCACACCCCGGAGTCCAGCGACGCCTCACCCGGATCCCGGGCGTCGTCCAGACGCTGCCGGGTCACCGGAGCCGTCTCACGCACCAGCGGGTTCTCGGCACTGATGCCCAGGATGAACGGCAGCGCCCCGACGTGGATGTCCCACAGCGGCTCGTCGAGGTTCGTCTGACCACCCTCGAAGACCTGGCGGTGCAGACCGATCAGGCTGCGGTACTGGTAGCCGAACGCCCCGAGCGAGGACGCGATGACCGCCATGTCAGTTCGCGAACCAGGCGAGGCCGCCGAGGCTGACCCAGTCGTCGACAGCCATCGTCCCGCCGAAGGACGGCACGAAGAGCACCACCCCGGCGCCGTCGATGTTGAGCTGGCCAGCCGAGTAGTTGCGGCCGCCTGCGGTTGGGGTGGCCACGAACGGGACGCTGCAGCGCAGCCCGTTCGCGGGCCGGTACGCCGAGTTGGTGATCGTGCCGATCGTGTAGGTGGTGTTGTCGACGATGGTCAGGGACGAGGACCGCTCGAACGTTCCGACGACCACGACGAGCTTGCCGGTCATCTTCATGGTGACCGGCACCGAACCGGCCCGCCAGCCGCTCGCGTAGGACACGCCCGTCGCGACGGGAACCACATCCATGGCTGTGTCGACCGCAGTCTTGATCGAGTCGTCCACGTACTTCTTGTGGGTGGCGTGCGCGGTCCCCGTCGGCGACGCGGTCGGCAGCGTCACCGCGCCCTGCACCGTCACCGCGCTGGTGATCGGCCCGGTCAGCGCCCCACCGGTGAGCTTCAGGTACGGCGCGTTGTCGACGTACCGCTTGGTGGCCGCCTGCAGGTCCGTGGCCGGTGGACCGTTCAGGCTCAGCGGCCCGGTCATGGTGACGTTGCCGGCCATGGGCACGAACGTGGGATCCACGTACGCCCTGGTGGCGTACGGGACCAGCCCGTTGTCCACGTAGTTCCTGGTGGCGTACGGGATCAGTGACTGGTCCACGTACCCCTGGTTGGCGGCGTGCCCCGGGTCGGTCGGGTTCCCCGACAGGGTCAGCGGGCCGGTCATCGTCCCGCCCGCCAGCGGCACCTTGGCGGCGAAGTCGGTGAAGTCCGCAGGCCCCACCCCTGGCACCACCACGTCGCCGGCGTTCTTCGCCGTCGCCGGGGTGGAGTCATGGCCTCGGGTGACCCGCAGCGTGTTCACCGTCGGCTTGCCGACGACCAGGCAGATTTCCTCGCGGGAGGTGTTGTAGCCGACGATCACCTTGTACGGCGCCCGCCCACCGGCGGTCGGGTCCGGGTAGGTAAGACCATTGGAGACCGCGATGTCGATAGCGGTCGAGTCGATCCCCGTCGACAGCGAGGTGGCGATGACGTTGGCGGGATAGTAAGCCACGGTCAGGCTCCTGTTCCTGGTGCATGCGACGTCACCTGTACGGTCGCCTGATGGACGAGATGGAGCGGCGGTTCTGGGACAGGGTCGGGCTGGATGACGGATGCTGGCCTTGGCTCGGCAAGCCCAACGTCCAGGGGTACGGCCAACTCCGAGGGCGAGGCACCATGCTCACCGCGCATCGCCTGTCGTGGGAGCTCCACCACGGGCCGATCCCGCAGGGGAAGTGGATCTGCCACCACTGCGACAACCACATCTGCGTCCGCCCGGACCATCTGTTCCTCGGGACGCCGAAGGACAACACCCACGACATGATCCGAAAGGACAGGCAGTGGTTCACTGCCCTTTCGGATGACCTCGTGCAGCAGATCCTCGCGTACCCCACAGGCGCAGCCGCGATGCGCGAACTGGGGCTGGGTCGGACCACCGTCTACCGGGTGCGTCAGGGCAGGATGGCTCATGTCAGGCTCCTGCCTCAAAATGCACCTTGACAGGCCATTTGGATTGCAGGGCCTGGATTTCTTCATTTAGTCGTTGTTGGTACAGACTAAAATAAAATTGCGACACCTTGATCCGGCTGGTCGGGTACGCGCCCCGCTTCAACGCGTCCGCCTCGGCCGACTGCGACATCAGCGACACCGGCTCGAGGAACGCCGACAGCCGCCACGCCGCACCCAGGCGGATCACGTCGATGCACGACTCGGGCAGCCCGGTCTCGGTGAAGTCATCGTCCGGGCGGGGGACCACCGGAACCTGGGAGTAAGTGATGCGCACCGTCCGCCCCGGGCCGACCACGCTCCCGATGGTCAGCTTCGACTGGAAGCGGTCATGGGTCCAGCGTCGGATCGGGATCCACTGCCCACCGAGCAGCGGCATCCAGACGACGTCCAGCACGGTGTCCACACCGGCTGGCAGGTCGTAGGCGTACAGCTCGGGGTCGTAGACGATCTGCGCCGACGTCACGGAGAACAGCCCGCTCGACGCCCGCAGCGTCTCGGCCACCGCGTTGACTGCCTGGAAGCGGGGGATCGTCGGGCTCATCGTCACCCGGTCCCCGACCTTGTGGGCCGACGCCTTGGTGCCGCGCACCCCCCGGCCGCGCACCGACCCCAGCGTCAGTGCGCCGGTGGCCCGGTCGACCGCGTCGACGACCATCAGCTCGTCGCCGATCTGCACGATGCCCCGGGAGAAGTTCTTGGCGTCGGCGACCGGCACCGTCAGGTCGTCGACGGCCACGTCCTCGGTCAGGTACGACGTGGTGTCGATGGTGGCGGTGTATCCATATATCTCGGCCAGGGCCGCGTCGGTGAGGTCCGACATCGTGGTCATTGGCTCACCAGTCCGTTCGTCACCGGGTCGGCTGCCGCGTCGTAGCCGATGCCCGTCGCATCCGAGATGTCCATCGCCTGGCGCACCTTGTCCATCGTCGTGCCCGCAGGGCTGATGCCCTGCTCCTTGGCTGACGCGTACGCGTCCAGCTCACGGTCCCACGCGCTCTTGGACTGGGTCACCTGCAGGTTCAGGCCCACCCGGCTGGCCCGCAGGCACTCGCCGTACGAGGCGTGTGACCTCTCCTTGCAGCCTGACCGGCAATGCTGTCCGAGGGTAGCCATCAGCCGATGTTCACCGAGTAGCCCCTGGCCCGCAGGGCCACCACGCTGGTGTTGGAACTACCGCCAGTGGGAGCAGAGTTGCCAGAGATGTTGATGGTTCCATTCGATCTACCCCACGAGTTGATTGAGGCCAATATTGAGTCGACCAGGGCGGTCGACAACCCACAGGAATCCACGAGAACGGTGTCGAACTGACGGCCTCCGGACATGCCGACTATCGAGGTCAGCGACGTGCAGAAGGCAGCGTTGAACGACCCGGGGCTGGGGGCCGAGGGGGTGTTGGTCAGGTCTATCGAGGTGACCGGGTTGTACTGAACCCTCATGTCCATGACGTTGGGAGGAACCACCATCACCCCTCCCTGACCGATGTTCCAGACCCAGTACTCCTGAAGCGCCGGCAGGTTCGGGTACTTGAAGGGGTTGGTGACTGGCTGATCCCTGATGCAGTAGTGGTAGAGCTGCGTCATCGGCCCAGTCAGGGGAGCGAATGTGACGCCTCCCTGGAACGCCATGCGAATGTCCTTGAGGGTCGTTCTCACCGGGTTGAGGTCGACGGTGTTGCCCTGGAAGTTGTTCTCCTCCAGGCCAAGCCTGATCAGTGAGGAGCACCCGGTCAGGTTCACCCCCGACACCCTCGAGTAGCAGCACTCGATGTACTCCAGCTTCGACAGGTTGGAGAAGTCCACCGTCCCCTGCAGGCGCTCGACGTACGGGATGGTGCCGTAGGCGTCGCCGGCGCCCATGAAGTTCACCAGATTCGTCATGATCTGCAGGCCGCTGATCGAGGTGACCCGCTGGCAGTTCAGGTCATACTCTTCTCGGTCCGCTGTTGGTGCCCCACCCGATGTGCCGGGTCCGTAGTTGCCAGGATCGTGGGCTGTCTTATAGCCAACGTTGAAGGTGAGGATGTCCTGGGGGCGGGAGCAGTACATGTGGACGGTGCGATTGGCGGCGCTGCCATAGTTGATGGTCGGGGTGATGCCGGTTCCCAGCACCGTGCTGTTCGCGGCGTTGATCCACTCGATCGCGTTCGTCGATCCAGACGTCTGCCACAGCTTGGGCGTGAACGTCGAACCGACCGTAGTCATCACGATCGGGCCATACATCCTGGTGACGCTGATCGTCTGATAGGTCTGGTTCGGCCTACCCAGGTCATCCTTGACGGTGAGGAAGACGTTGTAGGCCCCCGAGGTCTCGAAGGTGTGCGAGGCGGTTGGCCCTGTCGAATGGGCGGAACCGTCTCCCCAGTCCCACTCGTAGGAGGCTATGTAGCCGTCCGGGTCGGAGCTGGCGAGCCCGGTGACGTTGACCGTGGACCAGTGGGTTGTGTACGTGAACGAGGCCGTTGGAGAGACGTTGCTTGCCCCACCGCCGCCACCACCGCCGGCGATCGGGTACCAGGCCGACCCGTCTGACACCCGGAGGACGTAGGCGGCAGGATCATCGGTCACTACCCACTGCGAGTACAGGCCAGGACTGGGGCTGGTGCTCGACAGTCCTACGTAGACCTCACCGCCGCCGCTGCCCGCATGGGCGTCGACGTACCTCTTCGTCGCCGCCTTCATATCGGAGTCCGGGTCGCGCGGCAGGATGATGTCGCTCAGGGATTCCATGTCACCATCCCAGGAAGTCGGGTTGAAGGACGCCGTCGACCCGGGCGTTGATCCACCGGATCGCCGAGTCGGGGACGTTGTTGTAGACGGTGTTCGGGGACCCGCCGGTGACGACGAAGTCCTTCAGCGTGACCCGGGTGATCGGGTAGTTGCTGGCGTCTTGGAGCAGCCCGATCTGGTAGTTGCAGTCCGGGTCGGTGTTGGTGATCCGCACGTTGTTCATGGTGATGTTGGTGATGAGCATCGGCCGGCCGTTGTAGATCAGGATCGCGCCGTGCGACGGGTTCGGGGCCAGCGTGTTGCACTGCACCAGATCGACGTCCTCGATCAGGACGTCGTTCGCGGTCTGGGTGCCGTACCCGGCCTCGCAGGCGATGTAGATGGCGGCCGCAGCCGACCGCTCGGCGCGGATGTGGCGGTACGTCATCCGCTGCCCGCCGACGACACTGAACGCCCGGCCCCACTCCTGGTCGTACACGGCAGCGTTCTCGACGGTGATGTCGGAGTTCGCCGGTGACGTCGCGTAGGAGACGCACGCCACCCCGTCATCACCGGGCCGGTACACCGTCAGGCCGTTGAGGTACCCGTTGCTCGAGCCGCCGGTCATGTGGATCGAGTCCGACCATGTGTCCTCGCAGAGCACGTTGGTGATGGTGAAGTCGTGGCAGTCCTCGATCTGCAGCCCGGCGGCAGCCGACTCCCTGATCGTCACCCCGTCCACCGAACTGCCGGTGGACCTCATCATCATCAGCCCCACCTGCTCCCACTCGGCCTGCCGGGAGGTCACAGCGGAGTTGATGATGGTCAGGTTCTCGACGCGGACGTCGTCGACCTCCCACACCATCAGGGCGGCGGTCATCATGTTGGTGGCCCGCAGCGTGCCACCGCCACCCAGCGTCACCCCGGACACGTTGACCCGCAGGACGCCGCTGTGGTTGAACGTCAGCCCGGCGGGGAAGGACAGGTAGTCACCCGGGCTCAGCGAGTCCAGCGCGGTCTGGATGGCGCTCTGGTCGTTGGTGACCCCGTTGCCTGCCGCGCCGAAGGTGCGCACGTCGATCACGCTGCTCGAGGCCGACGCCGACGTGAACGTCCACGTCGAGGACCCGGCCTGGACGTTGCCGACGACATCGGTGGCGCCTGACACGACCACCGTGTAGACGGTGGAGGCAAGCAGCGGCGAGCTGGGGGTGAAGGTGCGGGTGGACCCGGTGCCCGACACAGTGCCGGGCACGTTGGTGCCCGACCGGTTCACTGTGATGGTGGCGGCGGTGACCGTCTCGGAGAACCCGATCGCGATCGCCGACCCGACGTCCACGCCCACCGCCCCTGGCCCGGGGGATCGGGTGGACACCGTGGGTGGGGTGATGTCGACGGTCGCGGCAGTGTTGAACGTCCAGATGGTGGACCCGACCTGGACGTTGCCCGCCTCGTCGGTGGCCCCCGACACGACCACCTGATAGGTCGAGGACAGCGCCAGCGCGAGGGTCGGGGTGAAGGTGCGGAAGGACCCGGACCCGGTGACGACACCGGGGACGTTCGCCCCTCCCAGGCTCATCGTGATGCTCACTGCGGTGACGGCTTCGGAGAAGCCGACGAAGACGGCGGACGAGGCGGGGACGTTCGACGCCCCCACGTTCGGTGACCTGTCGATGACCGAAGGTGGCGTGGTGTCCCTGACGTGGACACCGCCCGACACCACGCACCGGTACATCCCCTCGGGGATGGGTGCCGCGAACCGCAGGGTGACGGTGTTGATGGAGGTGTGCTCAACGTCGCAGAGCACCACGTCGTAGGGCGCCACGGTGCGGCGCACCTGGGCCTGCACGTCGAGGGTGCCCATGCCGTGGTCGACCACCACCGACGACCCGCCCAGCAGGTCCACGGCGTAGGACAGTCCGCCGCTGCCGCCGCCGGCCGGCCCGCGCGGGCCGGGGTCACCCGGTGGCCCGGCGGGGCCCGGCTCCCCGGGGGGCCCGGGGGCCCCGACGGGGACGCTGACCTCGATGGTGGTGGCCATCAGCTCTGGCCCATCAACGCCTGGGTCGCGGCGAGGATCTGCCCGTCGGTGATGACGGCCGGGTCGCGGCCGGGGGTCTTCACGTTGGTGGCCACCGCGTACGCGTAGGCGGCGCCGAACCCGGGCTGGCCGGCGTACTGCCACCGCCAGGCGAACCCCTGCTGCTCGGGCGCCGGGTGTCCCTCCGTCGCCAGTGCTGCGACGCACCGGGCCCTGAAGTCGGGGTCGTCGGACAGTTGGGACACGTCCCAGTAGGTCATCTGTTCTCCTAGGGTGCGGTGGTCGGCCAAATATTGGCGGGGCCGTGCCAACGTCCGGCGGTGCGCATCGACGGCCCCCCGACGGCGAGGCATTCCATGATCACGGCGCCCGCGTACTGGTGTGCGTAGACGATCCCCAGCGGTGTGAGGCCCGCTGAGATGGGCGCCCAGTCGTAGCCGTTGGTTATCTCCTCACCTTGTCCCCAGCCCGACGGCAGTGCGATCAGGGTCGACGCGCTGGTGCTGCTGATGGTGACCCGGCCGAGGCCGATGGACACCGTTTGTCCGATACGGCGCAGGGTGGCTCGGGTGCCGGACGTGTCAGTGAATGAGGCCCCGGCTGGCATCACAACCTTGGTGGTGATGTCGTGTAGCCCGGTGTCACTCTCGGGCGCCACCGTAAATGCGGTGCCGTTGTGCAGTGCGACGAGCAAACCCAACCCGCTGGTGACCCGGATCTTGCGGCCCGCGTAGTTGCCTGCGGTGGGCAGGTCGGCCCACAGTGTGACGGTTTCCCACGCGGCACCCGCCCCGGCCGGCCCTTGGGCACCCGTGGGTCCGGTCGCACCCGTGGGTCCGGTCGCGCCCGTGGGTCCGGTCGCGCCAGTTGCCCCGGTGTCGCCCGTGGGGCCCATGGCACCGGTCAGGCCGGTCAGGCCCCTCGGCCCCTCCGGGCCAGGGATGGTGGACGCCGGTCCCGGCGGTCCCATCGGCCCCGGCGGGCCGGAAGCCGTGATCTCGATGACCGGGTCGTCCATGGAGAAGACGACGCTCGTGCCGTCAACGTCGACCACCGCGCTGCTCATCAGAGCCTCGTCACGTCGTTGAAGATGCGCACCGGGCCGACAGCCACCGTGATCGTCGGGTCACCGCCACCCTCAGGGGCCAGCTGGCAGTCCCACACCCCCTCGTACGCGGCGCCATCGGTGCTCGTGAAACTGCCGGGCCTGGCGCTGCCCTGCTCCGCGAGGCGGCGGCTGTCCTCCGACCTCAGGTACACGGCGGCCGGGCCGTCAACCTCCGTCGGCGCCACGAAAACCAGCGACGCGTCGACCACCGGGGAGGTGAAGGAGGACCGCACCTGCGCCGAATAGACGCGGCCGGCGATGAACACCGTCGGCGCCTTCACCGCCACGGTCAGCGTGTCCCCAGCCCAGCCCTCGAGCTTCACGACCTCGGGCACGTACTTCAGCGTATGCACCAATGACTCCTCTCGGTCACAAGTTTGGAGTCAGGTTCGACCCATAGCCAGCGGCAGTCAGCACTGCGGCCTCGTCGGCGGACACCACGTACAGGTGCCCGCCGAGGTAGACGTGGTCGGCGGTGTCCCACTCGGAGTTCCGCACCGTCTGCTCGGCACGCACCGACCTGCCGTGGACCACCAGCGACACCCCCCGGGGCAGCCTCGACCAGCGCCCGCCGCCCGTCCCGTACGTGACCGTCGGCGGGCGCAGCAGCCAGGTGGCGGCGACATCCTCGGGCAGCCTCCCCGAGATGGTCGAGGAGATGTAGAGGACGCCGTGCACGCAGTACGCCGCAGTCGGCGTGCCCGAGGCTCCGGTGGCTGCAGCGACCAGGCCGGCCAGCGGGTACACCTGAGGCCCGGCAACCCCGACCGTGCCGGTCGTCGCGGTCAGGGCCGGCAGTGTGCCGGTCAGTCGGTAGACGGCGGTCGCGTCGCCGACGGTGGCGCTGGTAGCAGCCAGCACCCCGGCCAGCGGGTATGCCCGGGGACCGGTGATCAGGTTGATGGCGCCCGATGTCGCCGACGTGACGGAGGAGGCTGCGGCTAGCGGGTGGCGAGCGGCAGGTGCGCCGCCCGCCGTTGTGGTGGCGGCCGGCGTGCCGGCCAGCGGGTGGCTGGCGGTGAGACCGCCCTGGTAGGTGTCGCCGTAGATGTCGGTGTAGACGCCCTCAACCGAGGTGGAGCTGACGGCGGGCAGCAGCCCGGCCAGCGGGTAGACCTGCGGGCCCCCGACTAGGTTGATGGTGCCTGACGTTGCCGATGCCGCGTCCGCCGAACCTGCCAGCGGATGCATAGCGGCCGGGTTGCCAGCGGTGGCGGCGATCCCCGCCACCGCTGCAGCAAGGGCCAGCTTCGCCAGCAGTACACCCGCGCTGGTCGAGGCACCGGCCAGGACACCGCCCGCAGGGTGGGTGGCGGTCGGTGCGCCCGAGGATGCTGTGGCCGCCGCGACGCTCCCCGCGAGCGGGTATGCCTGCGCCCCGACGACCATCCCAATGGCGCCGGCGACCGCCGACGTGGACGCTGCCGCGCCCGCCAACGAACGGCTGACCGCCAGACCGCCCAGATACTCGTCGCCGTAGATGTCGGTGTAGGTGCCGTCGACCGCCACCGCGCTGGTGGCGACGACGACACCCGCCAGCGGGTACGCCTGGGGACCGCCGACCATGTTGATGGTGCCTGTCGCGGTCGAGACCCCGGCGACCGATCCGGCTACCGGGTGGACCGCCGCAGGGTTGCCGACCGTGGCGCTGGTGGCGGGCGCCGTTCCGGCCAGTGGGTGGATGGCGGCGATGGTCCCGAGGGCCACGGTCGACGTGGCCGACAGCGTGCCCGCCAGCGGCAGCGCCAGCGCGACACGCTCGACGCTGCCCGTAGTCGTCGAGGTGGCGGCGACAGTGCCGGCAAGCGGGTAGGTCTGGGCCGGTGTGGCCGACCCGATGGTGCCTGCGCTCGTCGTCGTCGCGGTCGACGCGCCCGCCAGGGGGTGGGTGGCTGCCGGGTTGCCCGAGCTCGCTGTGGCTGCGGCCACAGTGCCGGCGAGCGGGTAGTCCTTCGGCGGCGAGACCATGCCGATGGTCCCGCTGGTGCTCGAGGTGCCTGCCACTGTGCCCGCGATGGGCTTGTCGACCGGGCCGCCACCGCCGCCGCCGATGGTGACCGTCGGCGTCGACGTGTAGGTGAGCCCGGTCGTGGCACCGTTGCGGAGCACCCGGAACCGCAGCGTGTCCCCGGCGGTCAGATCCGCAGCCTTGAACGTCAGGGAGTACAGCAGTTCGGTGTAGTTGTTCCCTGCCCAGGCGACATCGTCGGCGAGCCCGTCCTCGGACACCTTCCCGGGACTGAATGTGCCCGTGCCCCCGGTGAGCCGGTTCGTGGTCGCAGCGGCGTCGGTCAGGTTGGGAGAATCGTAGGTGTCAACGGTTACGGGCTGTGGGACCGTTGACACCCTGAATAGAACGTCACCACTGAGCGGCGTCCACGTCGTTCCGTTGAATTGGACCCTGTTGCCCTCGGCGGTGCCGCCGTTGTCGGTTTGCATGTAGTAGTTGCCAACGGTCCATGCCGTCGTTTGCAGCCCGATAACATATGCAACGCCTGACTGTAATGTGAACGTGCCGTCAAAGGGGAGCGAATACCAATCTGACGCGGGATCTACTACGACGGAAGCGGAAGACAGCGAACCCGTTGACGTGGCGAGCGCCGACCCGGTACCCACACCGCCGGCACCGAGCGTACCCGAATGTGCGAATAGCACCGCACTGACGGTCCAGTCGCTGGTAGAAAAACGACCTAACTTGAATTCGACCCCCGTCAGGGGCTGCCCGTTCCCCATGAATGTCTGTCCACCAAAGAACCCAACCAAGCCTCCAGCACTGAATTTCGATGGGGTGATCGCGGTCGTGTACTCGATGAGTTTGCTACCGGGTGTCGCCCACGTCCCGCTGGCGTTCTTCTCCCACTGCAGCTGGAAGTCGTCCCACGGATCCACCGCCGCGCTGGTGGTGGCTTGCAGCCGCACCCGCAGTTGGGCGTTCACATCCCCGCCGGAGGTGTCCACGGTAGGTGTGGTGTCCTGCGCGGCCAGCGCGGTGCTCGCGGTCTCGGTGCCGTCGGCGTAGAACCGGTACGCCTCCTGGGTGATCGCCGGGTCCACGTACTGCTGCAGGATGGCGACAATGACGCCGTTGCCCGTCGCCACCGCAGCACTGCTGGTGTACGTCTGGTGCGATGCGGCGGTCAGAATCTTGTACTGGGCCAGACCGTAGTTGTTGGTAGCAGCCGAGCCACCAGTCGAACCGATACCCGAAGCCGTGCTCCAAGTGCCACCCGTGGTGTTGTTCGACCCCGTCGGTGTCGCCGCAATATTCGACCCGAAGATGAAGCCAACCGCCAGATCCCCAATTACCGGAGCGGTACCGGTCGTAGTGGCGGTGGCCACAGTGGCAGTGCCTGAATAACTCGAGCCAGTCGTGGAGCGCATGGTCGCGAGCACCCCAGAGAACTCGCGGACATCGGTCGCCTTCATCGGAACAGCGAAGTCGAGAGTGACCGTGTACGACCCAACCGGCCACGGCACCGTCGTCCGGATCGCCCACATCTCGGCAGATGACGCAGCGCCCAGCGTCACACCGGGAGAGCGAGACGCACCAAGGCGCACCCAGTCGTTCGTTTCGCCTGCAGGCTTGGCGATGCCTCCGGTAGAGAGAACCTCGGGCTTCAGGGTCGTGGAGTAGTTGTCGAACAGGATGCGAGCGATCAACGTGTTGCCGGGCGTCGTGACCGTGCTGATGTTGACGCCGATGTTGTTGGTGCCCGAGGTCTTGGTGGAGACGCCCGTGTGGTCACGAACGAACGCGACGGCCATTTACCGGGTACTGGGGAAGTAGTAGTCCCCCGCCAGCCAGAACCCCACGTACTGGACCCGCTTGTTCACGCAGAGGGCGTAGTAGGAGTCCATCGTCCGCTGGTCCGGGGCGACGATCTGGTAGCCGCTGACCACCTTGTTGAGGTACTCGAAGCCGCCCAGTCGGGTGGCGGTGCTGTAGAAGGTGGCGTCGAACGCCGTCACCTGCGCCCTGGTCAGGTTGTTGTTCGACGCCGCTAGGGCAGTCCAGTTATACGGCTCGACGGCACGGATCCCGTAGGAGCCGAGGATGATCCCCGCCTTCGATGCGGGGATGCGGGACAGTTGGTAGTCGAGGGCGTCTGCCACCTGATCCATGCTGGTGATCGAGAAGAGGGGCGGCGTGCTGAAGTCCGCGAACTGGTCGTACGCCTGCATCTCCACGATGTCGAAGCCCATCGCCACGAAGTCGTTGACCGTCGCCGAGTTCCAGTTCACGCCCCGGTTCCCCGCGTACGCTGTGCCACCGGCGTCCTGGTTCATCGCCACTTCCCCGGTGTAGTTCACTCCGAAGTACGGCTTGTTCGCCTTCACCTCCGGATCCCAGACCAGCTGCCCGGCCCAGGTCATCAGCAGGCCGGGGCCGATGCTGTCCAGGGCGGTGCGAAGCTCTGAGGCGAACAGCTTGAAGTTGGTCAGCACAGCGCCCGTGAGCAGGCTGACAGGCTCGAAGTTGAGGTTCACCCCGATGAACCCGTTGGTCTGGACGTGGGTCTTCAACGCGGCCACCGTGTTCGCGCGCAACGTCGTGTTGGCGAGCATCGTCTGGGTGCCGGCGTCCAGCGCACCCGACAGGGTGACCACCAGATTGGTGGCGATGGACAGCGCCGTGGTCTTGTTCGCTGCGCTGTACGCCATCGGGTTCGACCCGTTCACCGGCAGCTGGGTCACCACCCCCGAGCCGTTGATGGTGAAGTTCTCCCACCACACCCCCCAGAACTTGCCCCGCGCCGCAACCTCCGTCGAGGCCATCGCCTGGATCTCGGCGACCGGCTTGTACGGGGCCAGGTACACGTAGCACTTGGGCTGGAACACGGCGCTGCGCGTGTCGAGCGCGGCCAGGGCGTCGATGATCAGATTGGTGTCGGCGATGTGACCGGTGTCCCCGGCGTTCACATGGTCGGGCAGGTTCAACGCCATCAGGGGCGCTCCTCAGTCAGGTCAGAGTGATCTGCAGGGCACCGGCCGCCCAGGTGACGGTGTCACCGATAGCCAACGTCTTCGAGCTGGTGACGGCCTGCCAGTCGGTGCGCTGCCTGCCCGCCGTCACAGCCGAGTACACCGCGAAATGGGTCACCGTCACCGCGCCCGTGGCGGTCGCCGAGGTGAGCGCGTTCTGGTTCTGCTTCACGCTCGGGTCGGCGGCACTAGCCGCAGCCCAGCCGGTCGCACCGATGGCGGTGCGAGCCAGCGAGGCGGTCTCCGACGAGCCGTTCGCCGAGTAGGCGATGTAGTCGGTGCCGCCCGACGTGGGGAACCCGACGGAAGAGTCGAGGATGAGCTGTGCTTCTGCGGTGGTCAAACCGGCCATGTCATGTTCCTCGCTGCTTGGGGTCTACATGGAGCAAGGACCGGGGCCGGCGGAAGGGGCCGGCCCCGGTCCTGGGACTCACAGGGTGGACGACGTCTCCACCCGGTACAGGGCGTTCTGCCGGTACAGGCCGTAGCCCAGCACGCCGTACCAGCCGATCGGCTGGAACCGCTTGAGCTTGTCGACCACGGGGCCGACCACGACGCCGGGCTGCTGCACGGTCGCCGACGCGAACGCCTGCTGACCGAACACGTACGACCGGCGCACACGAGCGGAGGTCGCACCGTCGAGCGCCGAGTAGCAGCGTGGGCTCTCGATGAAGACCGCGCCCCCGAAGGTGCCGATCTCACCGTCCCAAATCTTCTGCTGGGACTGGCCGTACTCGTTGGGGGTCAGCCAGCCGCCCTGCCCGGTCTGCTGGCGCAGATCGAACGACACCTCGGGGGAGATGATCGCCGTGTAGAGGTTGCTGCCCCGGTTGGGACGCGCCGCGTTGCCACGCAGCTTGGTTACCGCAGTGCCGAACGCCTTCGAGTTCGCCGTGTCGGTGGCGGCCACCGTCGCCGTGGTGCCGGCGAGGCTGACGTTGCCACCGATGACGCGCACCGTGTTGGTGCCGGTGCGCAGCACGTTCTGCGCCACGATGTCGAGGCTGTCCATCATGTTGAACGCGATGATGTTGGCGATGTCGGTGTCCACCCCACCGGAGGCGAGGTTGAACAGCTGCAGCCTGCGGGTGAGCAGCGCCGCGTTGCCGTACTCGCCGAGGGTGATGGTCACCGAGGTCGTGTTGCCGATGGCCACCGAGTCCGGGTCCACCGTCTCGGTGAGGGTCGCCGTGGCCGGGGCCAGGTCGTTGTAGAGCTGCAGCACGATGGTCGAGCCAGGCATGGCCTGCTGCTCGGGATGCTTGTCGGCGAACGCGTCGAAGAGGGGGACCGTGCGAAGCGCGAACGCGACCGCACGGTCGTAGGCGGTCTGAACCAGGCTGGTGCCGAGGGAGGCGCCACTGGTGTCTGTGAATACGTTGGCCACCGGAGTGGCTCCTTTCGGAGAGGGAGGGCTTTAACCCGCCATCCCCCGGAAGATCCCCTGCAGCTCGTCCATCGACCCGGCGTTGGCAATACGCGCTTCCAGGTCGGCAGCCGTGCGCTGGTCCAGACCGCCCAGACCCACCTCGTCGATGTCACGCAGGGCGTTCACCGCCCCTTCGGGCAGGTTCGGCTCGTCGTTGCTCGACTGCGGTGGACTGGCCGTCCCGAACACGTCGGCGTACTCCTCCAGCCAGGAGCTCACCGCATCGGCGGTGGGCTCCAGATCGGTAGGGATCAGCTTGGCGATCTTCGGGTTGGACAGGCCCTTGCTTGCCAACACATCCGAGATGGCGCGTTCCCGACTCGCCTTCGACAATCCGCCCAGCTGTTCCTCGAGCGTCTTGTTCCGCGCCTCGCTGGCCTTGAGGGCCTTGCGCAGGTCGCGCAGGACGTTGTTGTCCCGCGCAGGCTGTCCGTCGAAATCGTTGTCGTCATCATCATCGGTGTCGTAGATGCCCATTCAGGCTCTCCCTCATCTCGTCGCTGGCCACAGGCACCACCGGGGTAGCGGCGCTCGGCTCCAGCTAGCGGACTTGTACTCCTCACCGGGCCGCTCGATCGGTGGAGGGATTGTGGGGTGAACCGTCAGATGCCAGGTCCACGTAACGACGAGCCCGTGAGGCCCGACGAGCCAGAGAAGCGGGCGGCCTCCCGGGCCGCGCGCTGGCGACTGGCCAGCGTCTTGCTCTGGTCCTTCAAGACCACCACATCGGCGGCATCCTCGGCAGTGAAGTCCGTTCCCTCAACCTGCGACAGGCGTCGCTGGGAGGTGGCGAGATCACTGACGGTTGCCAGCGCGCTGCGGTAGTCGGCCTCTGTTGAGTTGTTGAACGACGTGTCCATCGCCAGCCTCTCGGCGTACGACCGGCTCATGTCCAGCGAGTAAGTCCGAGCCAAACCCTGCAGGGTCGCGCTTCGTGCGATCCGGTCCACATGATCCTTACCGATGCCGGTGGGATCAAGTGCGTACTGGGTGAGGTCGTCGATGCCCAGGCCGTAGTTCGTGCGCAGCGCCTCGCGGATGTGCGGGTCGGTCGCCTCGGCGACCATCCGCGCGTCCTGCAGCCGCTCCTCCAGCGACTGCACATCCACCCCCGACTCGATGAGCCGGGTGTAGGTGGTCTTCTGGTCGAACGCCCCACCGCGCAGGCCGTAGGCGTCCAGCGCCTGGGCGTACGACCGCTCCATCGAGATGTACTCGCCCTCAGTGATCGCCTGCCCGCGTGAGCGCAGCGCCGCCATCGCCGGGAACCGGGCCTTGTAGGCCGGCTGGTCGTACATCTCCACGACGATCTGGGCGTCGGTGGCGCCGTTGCGGATCCGGTCCAGGTACCACGAGGCCAGCTCGCCGAGGCCCGACTTGTTGAACAGGTCCTGCAGCCATGCCGGAACCTCGACAGTCGCCATCTCAGCCTTCTCTCTTGATCATCCGGCGAGGCCCATCCTGGTCATGAGGTTGTAGACACCCGAGGACAGGGAGTCCTTGGCGTTGGTGGTGTTCAGCCAGCGGTTGTCCTGCTTGACCATCGTCTCGAACGCGTCCATCCCGCGCACCACCTGCTGACCGGTCTTGGGGTCGGTAGTGGTGAACGCCTTGCCGTTGGAGAACAGCGGGTCACTCCAGCTGAGGGTGTCGGGGTCCACCTCGAGGAGCTGGGCGGCCTGCTGGAAGTAGCCGTCGGTCAGGCTGCGCAGCGTCTTGCCGCCCTGGATCTCGTCGGCGAAGACCTTGTACTTCGCCGCCGCCGCATCACGCATCTGCTGCTGGACGTCGCCGACCCCCCGGTTGGTCAGGTAGTCGCTCTTGAGCTGGTCGTTCAGGCGGTCGGTGAATGTCACGCCGTAGTCGTCGGCGTACTGGTGCAGCTGGGTTGTCACGTCGTCCCACGCCCCGCCGCGCAGCACGGCGTTCTTCGACTTGGCGACCGCGTTGGCGATCTGCTCGTCGTTCCAGCCGTACGCCCACGCGTCGCGGGCCAGCTTGGCGACCTCCGAGCCCGGCAGGTGAACGCCCTGGGCGTTCAGCGTCGACTCGATCGTCTTCTGGACCCCGGCGATGTCGCCCTTGGCGACGCCCGGCCGGGCCCGCTCCAGCACCAACCGCTTGCCGATGTCGACCGAGTACTTCTTGAAGAACCCGGTCTTCGCCATGTAGGAGGCGGTGATCTTCTCGTCGACGATCCGCTTGTCGACCAGCGTGTCGATCAGCCAGTCGATGCTCTTGCCCTCGCCGCTCTTCACCAGCTCCTTGTCCAGCTCCCGCAGGATCTTGAGGTTGCCGAAGTTGCCCTCCAGGTACTCCAGGAACTCCTTCTTGGAGTAGCCGGAGGAGCCACCGCCCCCACCCCCCCCACCCCCCCCCCCCCCCCCCGCGCCCCCCCCCCC